GCGGCGCCCACTTTTTTCGGGCGAAGGGATGCTTCCGGCGGACAGAAAGCGGCCGCGCGGCCAGAAAAAGTGGGCTTTCGGCCAGATTTTTTCAAAAAGTGGGCAGGCGGAAACCGTTGGGGCGCAAGGGCTTGCGGGTTTTCTGCCCACTTTCCCACTTTTTTTCTCAATTAGTACGGAGAAAAAACATAGGGTATATAATAAACGGCAAAAATTTCTGGCCAAACGGGCAGAGACATTTTTAGCGCGCCGCGCCCTCGCGAAAAAAACAGGCTCTTTTATGAGGAGAGAAACGCAGACAGTTATCTGTGTTTCTCTCTTTTTTTATTATTTTGCAAAGGAGGCGGCCGGAATGCTCGAGAACCGGTTCAAGACCGGGCTGTGCCGGGAGCTGAAGGAGCGCTTTCCGGGCTGTCTTATATTTCACACGAATCCGAATCAGCTCCAGGGCGTTCCCGATCTGATCGTGCTGCACGGGCGGCACTGGGCCGCGCTGGAGGGAAAGAAGACGAAGAACGCCGCCCACCGGCCGAACCAGGACTATTGGGTGGCGCGGATGAACGAGATGAGCTACGCGGCGTTCATCTACCCGGAGAACAAGGAGGAGGTACTACGTGATCTTCAACAGGCATTTCGAGCTGAAGACTGAGCACGCCTTTCTGGGAGCGAGCAGCTATCACTGGCTGAACGACGACGGCGAGGAGCTGCGGCAGCGGTATCTGCGCTCGTTTTCGCAGACGATCGGGACGGTGCTGCACGCGCAGTGCGCCGATCATATTCTTTATCGCGTGAAGCTGCTGAAGACCGACCGGAACAAATTTCTGCTGCCGCTGCTGAAGGCGGGCGTTCCGGCGGAGGCGTTTGATCTGGACGAGATCTTTCCGACCTTATATTCCTATGTCAACGACGCGATCGCCTATCGGATGACGCCGGAGCAGAAGCTGGTGTATTCCCCGCGGGCGTTCGGCACGGCCGACACGATCGGCTGCGACGAGAAGAAAAAAGTTTTGCGCATATCCGATCTGAAAACGGGGCTGATCCCCGGGCACATGGAGCAGCTGGAGATATACGCGGCGTATTTCTTTCTGGAATACGGGCGGGAATACCGGCTGACGCCGGCGAACACGGCGATGGAGCTTCGGATCTATCAGCGAAACGAGGTAGTGGAGCACCGGCCGGAGCCGGAGCGGATCAAGTACATCATGGACAAGGTCGTCCGGGACGACAAAATGCTCGAAGAGATATGAGACAGGAGGCGGTCATCGTGAACTCATGCACGGACGATATTCTGGTACACTACGGCGTGAAGCGGCGCTCCGGGCGGTATCCCTGGGGCTCGGGCGACAACCCGTATCAGCGCAGCGGCGATTTTCTCAGCCGCGTGGAGCAGCTGAAAAAAGCGGGATGGAAGGACACGCCGGAGAATGTGGAAAAGGAATTCGGGCTGACGACGACGGAATTCCGGATGGCCGTGAGACGGGCCGGCATAGACCGGCGGAATCTTCAGGTGGACCGGGCGCGGTCGCTGAAGAAGGACGGGCTGAACAATTCCGAGATCGCGCTGGCGATGTTCGGCACGAAAAGCAAGGAATCGACGGTGCGCTCGCTGCTCAACGACGCCGTGAACGACCGGAAGAACGCGGCGCTTGAGACGGCGCGGATATTAAAAAAGGAGCTGGACGAGAAGGGGATGATCGACGTCGGCAAGGGCGCGGAGCTCGCAGCCGAGCTGGGCGTTTCGAGAGACACCTTCAAGCAGGCGCTTTACACGCTGGAGGCGGAATACGGCGTGAACCGCTTCGGCATCGCCGTGAAGAACGTGACGAATCCGGGAAAGCAGACCACGATCGAGCTGATCACGAACAGCCCGGAGAAAAACGAGAGCTACGCCTACAAGCATCTGGACGAGATAAGGCCGCTGGGCGATTTTCACAGCACGGACGGCGGCTTTACCTACAGCAAGCGCGAGCCGCCGGCGAGCATATCCTCCGACCGGGTGATGATACGCTTCCGGGAGGACGGGGGTCTGGCCAAGGATGGCGTGATCGAGCTGCGGCGCGGCGTGCCCGATCTGGATCTGCAGAATTCGCACTACGCGCAGGTGCGCATTCTGGTGGACGGGGACAAGTATCTCAAGGGGATGGCGATCTATTCGGACAACATGCCGGACGGCGTGGACGTGATCGTGAACTCGAACAAAAGCCGGAGCGTGGGAAAGAACGGGGCGATGAAGCCCGTTTCAAAGGCAGACCCGGACAACCCCTTCGGCGCGTACATAAAGGCCGGCGGGCAGTATCACTACACGGATAAGGACGGCGTGGAGCGGCTGGGCGCGATCAACAAGCTGAAGGAGGAGGGCGACTGGGACACGCAGGCGAGGACCGTTTCCTCGCAGTTTCTGTCCAAGCAGCCCGTGCAGATCATCAAGCGGCAGCTGGAGCTGACCTACAGCGACTATGTGTCGGAGCTGGAGGACATCATGAGTCTGACGAATCCGACGGTGAAGCGCAAGTGTCTGGAGGATTTTGCCGGGCGCTGCGATTCCGCCGTGGTGCATCTGAAGGCGTCGAAGTTTCCCGGCCAGCGCACGCGCGTTATCCTGCCGATCACGGAGATGAGGGAGACGGAGGTGTACGCGCCCGATCTTCCGAACGGGACGCAGGTGGTGCTGGTGCGCTACCCGCATGGCGGCATATTCGAGATACCGACGCTGACGGTGAACAACCGGGTGGCGGCCGCCAGACGCACGCTGGGGGAGATCACGGACGCGATCGGGATAAACGAAAAGGTGGCCGAGCGCCTGTCCGGCGCGGATTTCGACGGCGACACCGTGACGCTCATCCCGGTGAACGAGCGGGTGCGCTTCCGCACGAAGCCGGCGCTGCAGGATCTGAAGAACTTTGATCCGAAGACGGAGTATTCCATTCCGCCGGGCAACCCGAACAAGGTGAAGATCATGACCAAGGAGAACACGCAGAACCAGATGGGCATCGTGTCCAATCTTATCACGGACATGACGCTCAAGGGCGCGACCGACAGCGAGATCGCCCGGGCCGTGAAGCACAGCATGGTGGTCATCGACGCGGCGAAGCACGAGCTGAACTACACGCAGTCGGAAAAGGACAACGGCATTGAGGAACTGAAGAGCAAATACCAGACCGGCGGCGCTTCCACGCTGCTGTCCCGGCGCAAGAAGGAGATCGATGTGCCGGAAAGACGCGGCAGCGGCCGGATCGACCCGGAGACGGGGCGCATGGTGTACAAGGAGACCGGCGGGTCCCACTGGGATCCGAAGAGCGGCGAATATGTTCCCAATACGCAGAAGGCTCATCTTCTCAACGAGGTGGACGATCTGCGTATTCTTTCGTCCGGGACCGAGGCGGAGGAGGCCTATGCCGCCTATGGCAACAAGATGGCCGCCCTGGCAAACCGGGTGCGCCTGGAGTATCTGACCACGCCGAGGCAGAAGTATGACGCCCAGGCGAAGAAGGACTACGCCGACGAGGTGGAGAGTCTGAACGCGAAGCTGCGTGTGGCGCAGGCGAACGCCCCCCGCGAGAGACAGGCCCAGATCATCGCCAATACGAAGATCAAGGCGCTGCTGGAGGCCAATCCCGAGATCGCCAAGGACAAAAAGCAGTATCGCAAGACCGCCCAGCTCGCCATCGAGGAGGCCCGCCATCAGGTGGGGGCATCCGGCAAGAACCGCCGCATCCAGCTGACGGACCGGGAATGGGAGGCCATCCAGGCCGGCGCCGTTTCCGACTCCAGGGCCGCGGAGATATTTCGCTTCTGCGAGGACGGCACTGTTCAGCAGCGCGCCATGCCGAGGCAGTCCAATGAGCTGAGCGCGGCCAAGCAGGCACGGCTCAACGCGATGCGCGCGTCCGGCTTCACCATAGCCGAGATAGCGGAGGTCATGGGCGTTTCGGCCGCGACGGTGACGAAATACGTTCGGGAATGAAAGGAAGTGAGCATGGATCATGTTGGTTTCGGCGCTGACCACGTTTGACAATCCGTACGATCCGTTCGACGAGTTTGACAATTGGTACATGTTCGACATGGATCACAACTACAATTCGTGCGCTTACCTCGCTCGAATTGCGAAAACTTCGGATGCGCTGTCCGAACAGGAAAATGCGAAGGAGATCGACCGCGCGATCAACGAGATCGTTCGGTATAATCCGCGCAATATCTATAAGAAAGTGCAGAAGGAGATCGAGATGCCTGCGGACGATGATGTGTGAGGATATAGGGGGGTATATAAAAACGCGCCCCCTCCTGCATCGCGGCGGTCCTCGGAAAAGCTCCGGGGGATATTTTTCGGAATGGTCTTCAGTGAGCCCCATGGAAAGTAGTGTCGTGCAATCGCCTTTCTGTCTCCTTTCAGCGAACGGTTTGCTCATACCTCCATGTTTTTTCTCCATAACAGCGCGAAATTCATGGGGCTTTCTCAAGATCATTTCGAAAGAACTTATATTCAACAGACGGAAAAGGGGGGCGGCATCGTTGGCGAAGACGAAGAAAAGTCCGGCGGAACCTCCGGCTCCTCGTGCGTCCCGTCCGGCTCTGACTCCGGAGGGACGGGAAAACCAGATGATCGCGCTTGCGGTCGATGTCGTGGAAGAGCGAATGAGAAACGGCACCGCTACAGCGGCGGAGATCATTCATTTTCTGAAGCTCGGTTCCAGCAAGGAGAAGCTGGAGCAGGAGGTCATGGAGCTGCAAAAGGAGCTTCTTGCCGCCAAGACCGAAGCGATCCGTTCAACACAGGATCTCAAGGAGCTTTACGACGAGGCGATGCGCTCCATGACCGAGTACCAGGGCAATGGTTAGGACTTACTCGGAGCTTATACGGCTTCCGGGCTTTGAAGAGCGGTTTCGCTATCTGTCGCTTCAAGGGACCGTAGGCGAGACCCGCTTCGGCTTCGATCGAATATTTAACCAGCAGTTTTATACGTCGACCGAGTGGCGTCAGATGCGAAGGCATATCATCGCCCGGGACGGGGGATGCAATCTTGCCTGTTCAGACCATCCGATACGGGATGAGGCGATCTTCATACATCACCTGAACCCGATCGGGATCGAGGATATAAGGGACGCGACGGAGTATCTCCTGAATCCGGAGTATCTGATCTGCACGACCGACCGGACCCACCGCGCCATTCACTACGGCGACGAAAGCATTCTTCGCCCGGCGTTTGCGGAAAGAACGCCGAACGATACCTGCCCATGGAAGAAGGGGGTTACTTATGAACGAGAGCATTCTTGTTTCCGTCAAGAAGCTGATCGGGCTGGGGGCGGATTATACCATCTTTGACCCGGACATCATCATGCACATCAATTCCGTCTTTAATGTTCTCAACCAGCTTGGCGTCGGCCCGAAGGGCGGGTTTTCGATTTCAGACGAAAGCGCTGTCTGGGGCGACTTTCTCGGAGAGAGAACGGATCTGGAGGCTGCGAAGACCTATACCGCGCTGAAGGTCAAGCTGGTCTTTGATCCGCCGACGATCGGCTCTGTGATGGAAGCGACCAAAGAGGTCATCAAAGAACTGGAGTGGCGCCTGAACGTTCAGGCGGAAAATCAAAATGGAGGCTGATGCTTATGCGGATCCTGGACAGGCAGAACAATGAGATCGAACTGACGGAAGAGGAGAAGGAACTTGGGCACCTTGTGAAAGAAACCATAAACACCGTGTTCCATGAGGCGGTTCCGGCCGTGGAGGAAGAAGGACACTATGAAACGGTGGCCGAGTATGACAACGGCGGCAAAGATGTTGCATGGGTCGTGGACACGCCCGCAGTCCCCGCGGCGAAGGAATACTGGGAGACGGAGGACATACTGCGCTTCATTCCATTCACAGCCGAAGAGCGGTTCCGGATCCAGTCGGCCAAGCTCGATGAGAAGCTCGCGGAATCCGATCGGGCGTTTGTGGAAGCTTTTGAGGGGCTTCTGAATGCGCTGGACGGCGCAACGGCCGTGAACTTTGCCGCCCGCTTTCTCTCGTGGTACGCGGACACGCTGACAGAGCTGAAGGATACGCTCACGGAAAGAGCGCAGATAAGAAAAACGCTGGACGAGCTGAAGAACTCGTCTAACTGATTATTGGGAGGGCATTCAATGAAAGAGAAGCAGATTTTGTGGATCAAGGCAGCGCTGATCCGCGCGCTCAAGACCGTTTGTCAGACGGCTCTGGCGACCATAGCGACCAGCGCGTTTATGAGCGAAGTGAACTGGCTGGCGGTCGGCTCGGCCTCCTTGCTGGCCGGCATTTGCTCCATTTTCACAAGCTTGGCCGGGCTTCCGGAATGTAAAACGGGAGGCGCAGCGGATGAATGACACGCGCTGCCCGCAGGGGGCATGCGAACGGCTTACGGCACTGGAAAAGCGCGTGACTCACATCGAGACCGGGCTTCATGCGCATAACGTCATGTTCGCGAAGATCAACGTTAAACTCAACGGGATACTCTGGGGCATCGGCGCCGTTGCCACGGCCGTCATCGGGGTTCTCGTAAAACTTGCTTGGGGAGGCTGAATCAAAATGGCATGCAAAGCATCGGATGTTGTCAATCTTGCGGTCGAGGAGATCGGGTATTATGAAAAAGCGTCCAACGCCTTTCTTGACAGTAAAACGGCGAACGCGGGATACGCGAACTACACCAAGTACGGGCGGTACTGCGGCTGCAATCCCGGCGCCTGGTGCATGATGTTCCTGTCCTGGCTCTTTGCCATGATCTGCGGAAAGACCGCGGCGAAGACCATGCTGTTCGGAATGTGGCCGCATTATAACTGCGGAACGGTCACGGATATGGCCGCTTCGCAGGGGCGCCGCTACTGGAGTTGGTACGGGCTGAACAAGGTCGGAAAGTCCGGGCTCGCCTATGCCCCGAAATACGGCGACCTTATCGTTTTCACAAATGCGTGGAAAACCCGCGACCACATCGGCATCGTGACGGGGTGCTCCGGCGGCTATGTCTATACGATCGAAGGAAACAGCGGCAATATGTGCCGCCGCCGTTCGTACTCCGTGAAGGATCCGTACATCATGTGCTATCTGACCCCGGCCTATGCCGCCGAGCCGGTCGCCGCGGCAGGGAACGAGTATATCGCCCGGTTCCAGAAGTATCTCGGCATGACCAGCTGCGACGGCGTTTACGGGCCGAAGACCCGCGCAAACGCGATCAAGGCGCTTCAGAACTATTACAACAAGGAAGACCGGTATCAGCAGACGGTCGACGGCGTTATAGGGCCGAATACATACTGGTCGGCGGCTCTCCGCAGCGCGCAGTACGGCGATACCGGGGCCGGCGTTTACTGGCTTCAGGGGATGCTCTATTGTCTCGGCTATAATCCCAAGGGATTCGACGGGGAATGGGGCTCCGGAACGCAGAAGGCGCTGGATGAATTCCACAAGGCCTGCGGCATCGAAAGCACGCTTTGCGACTGCCGGACGATCGCGGCCATGTTCGATTACGCGCCTCCGGCGCACAAGGTCCTGCGCAAGGGCGATACCGGCTCGGAGGTCCAGTATCTCCAGAAGAAGCTCTGGGCCTACGGCTTCTACTTTGACGCCATTGCCGGAAAGTATGACGGCGAAACCGCCGACGATGTGAAGGACTATCAGAAGATGAACAGTCTGACCGTCGACGGTGTGTGTTCGCTGGAGATGTGGAAGCATCTCGAAGGATAAGGAGGATCAAAATGGGTACAGAGGAATACGGCCGGCCGCCGCTGATCGTGGGTGTTCCGGTGACGAATTTGGAACCCGATGCGGGCTTTGTCGGCGACGTGTGCGGCGGGCAGGAAGCCGCCGGGAAGGCGGTCGGAGTCGTCACCAATGTTCTGAAGGTAAATGTCCGGGCGGAGGCATCCATGAACTCCCGGGTGGTGGAGGTGCTGGACGCGCTTACCGAGGTGGAGGTGGATATTTCCGCATCCACAAAGGACTGGTGCGCGGTGACCCTTTCGGACGGCCGCGAGGGCTTTATCATGCGGAACTATCTGGCGATCCGGGAAGAATGAAAAAGCGGGAGGCTCCGCTGCGTGCGTCCTCCCGCTTATTCTTATTCTTCAGCCTCGACTATTTCATAGTCCGGCTCGTCGCAATCAAAAAGCGGATAGTCGCCCGGGTTTGACATTTCCATTGTTTCGGCGCCTTCCCAGTAGCAGGCAATTCCGTAACGTCCGGCGGCATTCGCTTTTTCATATGAATCAAAAAGCTCGTCGTCCTCGTAGCTTTCGCCGCTCGAATAATGATATATGACCTTATATTTAGGCCCGTCGAACGCCGGCTCCGACTGCGGCGGGTCCAAAAGGGAAGGCCCCGCACCTGCCTCCGGCTCTTCTTCGCTGCTGCCGTTTGCGAGCGCGCGAACGATCTGCAGAGCAACCAGGGTTACTATACCCAGAACAGGTCCCGCGATTTTGAGAACTTTCTTCGCTTTTTCACGGCGCTTCAGCCGCTTCTCTTCGTCGTGAGCCGTCACTCTGATTCCTCCTTTATACCCATGGGCTGTTTTTTGGCGGAGGGGTTAATACAGGCGTTCCGTATATTTTGCTTAAAATTTTGTTCAGCAATTATGTTTTTGCACAAGTCATATGCCCAATATGTTATACCAGCCACACCGAATAGGATGAGGAAGACGTCAACGGCAGTATGGATCCCGTTCATTTTGCCCGCGTCCCATAAAGCGATGAAACCATCTGCCATGTTGCCCCGCAGAGCACAGAGGTTTTGCGTCATTTCGGACGCGGACTTCCCGTCCTCGTTAAGCATGGCTAATACTAGCGGATTGGTTGGTCGTCCTCCATTTTTTTTGAGGTCGCATACGCTGCTAGCTGCGGTTAAACAGCTTCCTGCAAGTATTAGTGGCCTCTTATAGTCGTGGAAGTAGCCTTTGATCTGCTGCCACTTTCCCGGGGCGGATGTTTCTTCCGGTGTTTCCGCTTTGATGAGTTCTTCTTCCGAGTTTTCCGTTTTGACGGGTTCTTCTTCCGGCATTTCCGCTTGAGAGGTCAGTTCCTCGCTCATTCGCGGCACCTCCTCTCATCCGATCGTCTCCGTTTGTTTTCCCAGGTGATCCCGAGCCGGGCGGCAAGCGCTGGATTTTGCTGCAGCCGCTCGATCAGCCGAATGCTGAGTATGCGCTCCGACACCGTCATTTGAATTCCTCCTTTTCTCTTTTTGTGGCTTTATTATACGAAAGAACGAGGTATGGAAAAACGGTTCAGAGAGCGCAATAAAAGTCTGTATTTTCGTTAGCGGAGAGAAATAGAGGCAATGCGGCGGGCGTGTTATCTGGCGCTTCTTCGGGCATTGTACTCCTGTTCGTCTATGATGCCGTCGGCGAGCATCTTCTTTGACCAGAGCTGAAGGGTGTCCACTGCGGCGGCGATGCCCTCCAGCTCTTCCTGTATACGAACGAAGTCGCCGATCTCGTCGCTGTCGATTTTTCCGTCGGCGGCGATCTCGATCAGGCGGTCGCGCTTTTTGTTGACGGAGTTGAGAGACGCCAGCATTTCAAGGACGATGCCGGACAATTCTTTCATATGGATCTCCGGAACCTGCCCCAGTCCGATCGGGCATTGGCGGGAGCAGTAGTAATTGCACAGATCGGGCTGCCTGTATTTATCCGCCATGATGAGAACTTCTTCCGGCTGCGGCAGACAGCGCTCGTTTTCTATCTTTTCAATGCGATCGGCGCTGACGCAGCCCAACAGCTCGCTTCCCTTTTCACGGGAGAGCGCAAGCGCCTCCCGCGCGAGCTGATAGCGATTCTTGTTTTCCTTCACAGATACCCGGCCCATATGTCTGCCCCCTTGTAATTCTATAGTCCTACTATACAGAAAATCAAAATGGAAGTCAATTTTTCACAGTCGTACTTAAAAGGAGGGTCTGAATGAATTATACGACCCAGTATTACCCCGTTCTCTGCCATCACGGCATTCTCAAAATGAAATGGGGAGTAAGACGCTATCAGAACCGAGACGGAACTCTGACCGCTGAGGGGAAGAAACGTCTCAGAGAAAAAAGGGCATCTGCCAAAGAGAAGAAAGCGTCTGAAATGACAGACGAGGAGCTTCGCAGCAAAACGAGCCGCATGCAGCTGGAAAACAACTATAATAATGCGCTTAAGACGTATAAAGAAAACGAGACCCGCAGCAAGGGCCCGTCAAAAGCGGCTGTTGCCAAAGACATACTGGCAAGGCTGGACACCGCGCTGAAAGCCGCCAAAAAGGACGAGCTTGACCGCGCCAAGCAGGAGGAACTGAAAAAGGCCCTGAAGGCCTTTTCTGAAAAACCGACCGAGGAGCGGAAGGCCGAGCGGGACCGGCTGATCATGGAAAATCTTTTTTTAAAGAACTACGCCGCCGTGCGCGACAGCCGGGGCTTTGAGGCCGGGGAGAACCGGGTTTTGAAAATACTCGGCATAGCCGGCGGCATCGTTACGACCGGGCTTTCGGCTCTTGAGATCGCCGAGCTGATCGCGAAGAAAAAATAAGGAAAGCGGGGCGGCGTTATGTCATTGTCCAACACAGCCACTCCGATCTATTATGGGCGCTTCCGGGATGCGGTCATGCGGGGCGAGGTGCCGGTCTGCAAGACGATCTCCATGCAGATGAACCGCATCGACGCGCTGATCGCCGATCCCCGCTATTACTATGACGACAAAGCAGTGAACGGGTTTATCGCCTTCTGCGAGAAGGAGATGACTCTGACTGACGGCTCGGACGTGGTGCTGCTTGACTCCTTCAAGCTTTGGGCCGAGGACGTATTCGGCTGGTATTACTTCGTGGAGCGGAGCGTGTATGAGCCGCTGCCGGACGGGCACGGGGGACATTTTGTCCGGAAAACGATCAAAAAGCGCCTGATCAACAAGCAGTATCTCATCGTGGGCCGAGGCGCGGCAAAGTCGCTTTACGCCGCCTTTATTCAGGCGTATTTCCTGACGACCGACGTGTCGACGACCCATCAGATCACGACGGCGCCGACGATGAAGCTGGCGGAGGAAGTGATGTCGCCGATCCGGACCGCGATCACGCGCGCCCGCGGGCCGCTGTTCCGTTTTTTGACCGAGGGTTCGCTTCAGAACACGACCGGTTCCAAGGCGGGGCGGCAAAAGCTGGCGTCGACCAAGAAGGGTATCGAGCACTTCCTTACCAATTCGCTCCTTGAAATACGTCCCATGAGCATCAATAAGCTCCAGGGGCTTCGATGCAAGATAGCGACAGTCGACGAATGGCTTTCCGGCGACACGCGCGAGGATCCGATCGGCGCGATCGAACAGGGCGCGTCCAAGGTGGACGATTACCTCATTGTGGCGACGAGCTCGGAGGGCACGGTTCGAAACGGAGCGGGCGATTCCATCAAAATGGAATTGATGGACATCCTGAAGGGCGAGTACATCAACGAGCACGTTTCTATCTGGTATTACCGGCTCGATTCCGTCGACGAGGTGGGAGACCCGGCGATGTGGGTGAAGGCCAATCCGAATCTTGGCGCAACGGTCACGTATGAGACCTATCAGCTCGATGTGGAGAGAGCCGAAAAGGCGCCCGCGGCCCGGAATGATATTCTGGCCAAGCGCTTCGGCATTCCGCTGGAGGGGTACACTTACTTCTTCAGTTATGAGGAAACGCTGCCGCATCCAAAAAGGGATTTCTGGCAGATGCCCTGCGCCATGGGCGGCGATCTTTCGCAGGGGGACGACTTCTGCGCCTTCGCGTTTCTGTTTCCTCTGCGAAACGGATGCTTCGGCGTCAAGACGCGGAATTATATTTCTTCCACCACACTGACAAGGCTTCCGCCGGCGATGCGCGCGAAATACGACCAGTTTATGGCCGAGGGAACGCTGATGGTTTTCGAGGGCGCCATTCTGGACATGATGGACGTCTATGAAGATCTGGATATGCACATTCAGAACTGCGGCTATGACGTCCGATGCTTTGGTTACGACCCTTATAACGCGAAAGCGTTTGTGGAGCGGTGGGCGGCGGAAAACGGGCCGTTCGGCATAGAAAAGGTCATACAGGGAATAAAAACGGAATCCGTTCCTCTGGGAGAGCTGAAGAAGCTTTCGGAGGAACGGATGCTTTTGTTTGATGAAGATCTGATGGCCTTTGCCATGGGCAACTGCATCACGCTGGAGGACACGAATGGCAACCGCAAGCTGCTGAAAAAACGCTATGAGCAGAAGATAGACCCCGTTGCGGCCATGATGGACGCATTCATAGCGTACAAGAACAACAAGGATGCGTTTGAATGACAGAGATGAGAGGTGAGTGTATGTGGCAGCCGGGCGTTTTGTGCCATTACGGAATACTGGGCATGAAGTGGGGCGTTCGCCGGTTTCAGAATGCCGACGGCAGTCTGACCGAGGCCGGGCGGAAACGCCTTGAAAGAAAGGATTCGCGCTGGGCAGACCGAAACTACAATCGGATGTACGCGAAAGCCTATAAGCCCGCAGTCCGGGAGATGAAAAAGGCCGGCATCCGGGAATTGACCGCGCAGCGAAGCAAACGTCTTCCCAGGACCGTCATCAACCAGTATAACCGCGCGCTGGCCGAGCTTATGAATAAGCACATCGGCGACGTTCCTTCGCCGTCCGGCCGGGTCGTCCAGTTTGTCGCCAAACGAGGCGAGGTCGGCGTTCATATGGCGCTGGCCGACCGCGGCTACGACATCGGCCAGCTCCGAAACGGCGTGTGGGCCTCCGGGCGCATCGCCTATAAAAAGCAGTCGGTCGAGATGCAGCACGGGCAGAAGCCGGATGAGCTTTGCCACTTCGGCGTCAAGGGCATGAAGTGGGGCGTGCGAAAAGACGACTTGCCCGGACGGGATAAAATTCAGGCCGCCAACACACGGTGGAGGTGATGAGACCATATGCCTGAAACTTTCGGTTCCAGGGTCAAGCGCGCCTGGAACGTTTTCATGAACCGGGACCCCACGCCATACCGCGTCAATTACGGCGTCGGATATTCGTCCCGGCCGGACCGAATGCGATTTACCCGCGGAAACGAGCGGACGATCGTCACGTCGGTCTACAACCGGATCGCACTTGACGTTGCCGCCGTCAATATACAGCACGTAAGACTGGATGAGAACAGCCGCTTTCTGGAGGTTATTCCGTCCGGTCTTAATTCATGCCTGAATCTGCGGGCCAATCTTGACCAGACCGGCCGCGCGTTCATTCAGGACGTCGTTATGTCCATGCTGGATGAAGGCTGCGTTGCCATCGTGCCTGTCGATACCATCGGAGACCCTTATCAGACCGAGTCATACGATATACAAACTATGCGAACGGCGAAGATCCTCGAATGGTATCCCGAGCACATCCGGGTCGAGATATACAACGACCGCACCGGAAGGAAACAGGAGCTGCTGGTATCCAAACGGACGGTCGCCATCGTTGAAAACCCGCTTTACAGCGTTATCAACGAGCCGAACTCGACCATGCAGCGGCTGATACGGAAGCTGAGCCTTCTGGACATGATCGACGAGCAAAGCAGCTCCGGAAAGCTGGATCTTATCATTCAGCTTCCCTATGTTATCAAGACGGAAGCCCGCAGAAAGCAGGCGGAGGAGCGGCGGGCGTTGATCGAGGAGCAGCTTGCCGGGTCAAAATACGGCATCGCCTACACGGACGGAACGGAGCGCATCACACAGCTCAACCGGTCGGTCGACAACAATCTCATGAAGCAGATCGAGTATCTGACGGCTACGCTGTATTCCCAGCTTGGCATTACCGATACGATCCTGAACGGAACGGCGGATGAGACGACCATGATCAATTATTACAACCGGACGACGGAGCCGATCCTCGCCGCGATCACGGACGCCATGAAGTGGTGTTTTCTGACAAAAACGGCCCGCACCCAGCGGCAGTCGCTGATCTATTTCCGCGAGCCGTTCAAGCTCGTGCCCGTCTCGCAGGTCGCGGAGATCGCGGATAAGTTTACCCGCAACGAGATCATGACATCCAACGAATTCCGGCAGGTGGTCGGGCTGAAGCCGTCGGACGATCCAAACGCGGACAAGCTGGTCAACAGCAACATCAGCCAGCCCGCCGAGGAACGCGTTCCGCCTGCCGACACTGAAAAACCGAAGGAGGAAAATCAAAATGGCTGAAACGTATGATTTCAGCGGCTGGGCAACGAAGAACGATCTTCTTTGCTCAGACGGCCGGACGATCCGAAGGAACGCCTTTAAGGATAACGACGGCAAAGTTGTTCCCCTGGTCTGGAATCACGACCATAACAGCCCCGAAAACGTCCTCGGCCACGCTCTTTTGCAGAACCGGCCGGAGGGCGTTTATGTTTACGGAGCGTTCAACGACACGGACTCCGGCGTCGCCGCCAGGAAGATCCTTGACCATGGCGATATCGTCGCCCTGTCGATCTGGGCCAACAAGCTCAAGGAGCAGGGCGGCAACGTTATGCACGGCGACATCAAGGAGGTGAGCCTCGTTCTGGCTGGAGCGAACCCCGGCGCCTGCATCGAGCATGTCATCCGGCATGGCGAGGAAGCGGAGGATGCGGCGGTCATCTATGTCGGCGAAGAAAACGCCGAGATCTGCCATTGCGACGTTATGTTCCGTCCTGTGGAGGAGAAGCCGGACGAGACCCTGGAGCATGCCGATGAGGGGGCTGCCGGGGATAAGAAGAACGAGCCTGAGCAGGACAAACGGACGCTCGCCGACGTTATCGAGACGCTGAACGAGGAGCAGAAAACGGCGGTTTTCGCGCTTGTCACCGAGGCTCTCGCCGAATCCCGAGAGGGCACCGAAAACAACAACGATGATGAGGAGGATAAACCTATGAAGCACAATGTTTTTGACCAGGAAGACACGCAGCAGGAGAACATCCTGAGCCACTCCGATATGGAGGCGATCTTCAGTGATATGCGCCGCTACGGCAGTCTGCGCGACGCTGTTGCCGCGCATGACGTCACGGACGATCAGATCATGCACGCCGTGCAGGATTCCTCGGGGACTTCCGTGACCTACGGCATGGCCGATATCGACTATCTGTTCCCCGACGCCCGCATGATCAACAACACGCCGGGCTTTATTTCCCGGAAAATGGACTGGGTGAGCGTTGTTATGAACGGCGTCCACCACACGCCCTTCTCCCGCATCAAGTCCATCTTCGCCAACATCACGAACGAGGACGCCCGCGCCAAGGGCTACACCAAGGGCAAGAAGAAGCTGGAGGAAGTGTTCACGCTGCTTAAGCGCACCACGACTCCGACCACGGTTTACAAGAAGCAGAAGCTCGACCGCGACGATGTGGTCGACATCACCAGCTTTGACGTGGTGGCCTGGCTGAAGGCGGAAATGCGCACGATGCTCGACGAGGAGCTTGCCCGCGCCTATCTGATCGGCGACGGCCGCACCAGCTCGTCCGACGACAAGATCAACGAGCAGAACATCCGTCCGATCTGGACCGACGACGATCTTTATACGATCAAGGCGACCGTGACAGCGACCAGCTCTTCCACGGCGGACCAGATCGCCAAGGCCTTTATCCGCACGGCCATCAAGGCCCGCAAGGATTATCAGGGCTCCGGCAATCCCATTCTCTTTACCACGGAGGATATCCTGACGGACTGCCTGCTGCTGGAGGACACCGCCGGCCGCATTATCTATGACACGCAGGAGAAGCTGGCGACGGCTCTGCGCGTCAGCCGCATCGTGACGGTCCCGGTCATGGAAGGCCGCAAGCGCACGGATTCCCAGAGCAAGGAGCACGAGCTCATGGGCATCATCGTCAATCTCAACGACTATAACGTCGGCGCGGACAAGGGCGGCGCTGTAAGCATGTTCGACGACTTCGACATCGACTACAACCAGCAGAAGTATCTGATCGAGACCCGCTGCTCCGGCGCGCTGACGGTGCCCTATTCCGCCATCGCGATCGAAAAGGTGACGACGTCCCCTTGACCGGTCTCACCGTTGAACCGGAAGATGGTGAGACCATAGTTCTTGGGAAGCCCGTGAGCGAGCTTCAGGCGAATGTCGCGTTTGGGGACGACGCTGTCACGGGCACTCTCAAGCTTGTAACCGGTTACACCGAATACAGCGAGGACACGGAGAAGCAGAGCGGCTATTACATTGCCCTGCATGTCGATACCGGCGACGCTGCGGACGTTGAGACAACCGTTGAAGTGATCCATGACGAAGAAACCGAGACGGCTGTTATGGACGAGAACGGCGCGGCGGTCGTGCGTTTCCGCGGCCAGTCGGAAACGGGGAACACCAAGACGCTTCGTGTCACGGCCAAGCAGGGCGAAGAGTCCATCACAGAGACATATACACTTATCATGACTCTCGATCACGATTCTTCGACGCAGCCTCAGTAAAAAATTCAAAATGGCAAGGTTTTATGGGATGGTCGGGTTTGCCGAGATAAAAACCAACGAGCTCGGAGTCTCTGTGGAGACTGTTACGCCGAGAGCGTACTACGGAGACGTCACGCGGAACATCCGGCGTCTCCAGGCCACGGAAAATCTCAACGACGATGTTCAGATCAACAATGAATTCAGCATCGTGGCAGACCCTTATGCCAACGAGAATTTTCACGCAATACGGTATGTGGAATATATGGGGACAAAATGGAAGGTGTCCGCTGTGGAGGTCCGTTATCCCCGTTTGATCCTGAACGCGGGGGGCGTCTATAATGGCTAGACGGGCAGATCTCCACAGGATCTTATGTGATATTTTAGGCTCTGATCATGTCTATTATCAGCCGCCTCCCTCGGTCCGGCTCACATACCCGGCGATCGTCTACAAACGGGAAGATATCCAGAACACGTTTGCGGACGATGAAGTGTACACACAGTCGCATGTTTATGCGCTCACCGTGATCGACGCGGATCCCGACAGCCCCTATGTCGAGGCCGTTTCCCGGCTTCCGACCTGCCGCTTTGACCGGCACTATGCTGCGGACAATCTCAATCACGACGTTTTTCTGATTCATTACTAACAGGAGGAATACCAATATGGCGAAACTTGTTTGGGACAAGACCGGCGAACGCCTTTACGAAACCGGCGTTGAGAAGGGCGTGCTTTTCCCCATGGTCGACGGGGATTACGGCAACGGCGTTGCCTGGAACGGCCTGACCGGCGTTACGGAGAGCCCCTCCGGCGCGGAGGCCACGGCGCTTTATGCCGACAACATCAAATACCTCAATCTGATGTCGAACGAAGAGTTTGGCTGCACGATCGAGGCCTACACCTATCCGGATGAATTCGCGGCGTGCGACGGCTCGGCGGAGCTGTCCAAGGGCGTCAAGATCGGACAGCAGAAGCGCTCCCAGTTCGGCTTCTCCTATCAGACCAAGCTTGGCAACGACAGCGACGGAGCGGACCACGGCTATCTTATTCATCTGGTCTATGGCTGCCTGGCGTCTCCCTCCGAGAAGGCTTACGCCACCATCAACGATTCCCCGGAGGCGATCACGTTCTCCTGGGAGGTCAGCACCACGCCCGTCTCCTGCGCCAACCACAAGCCCGTGGCGCATGTCACCATCGACAGCACGAAGGTCACGGCGGAAAAGCTTGCGGCGTTTGAGGAGATCCTTTACGGCAAGGACGGCGAGAGCAACACGGGCACGGCGCCCAGACTGCCTCTGCCGGACGAGCTCCTGACTCTTTTCCCTGCTGGTTAAGGCGGTTTAACCGCATCGGGGATGTATTCAGTCCGGCTGGCATCCCCGGTTTTTATTGCCAAGGGCGCGGGAAAATGGTATAATTGACCCAAATCAGGAAAGACGAGGACGAGAGAATGGTCGATCTGGTATCTCTGGTGTGCCCTGCCTGCGGCTCCTCTTTTCACATTCAGGAGGGGCAGAAAAGCTGCTTTTGCTCGTACTGCGGAACGCAGATCCTTGTGGACGACGGGTCCAAGACTTATACCTACGTCCATAAAACAGTGGACGAAGCCCGCATTCGGGAGGCGGACCTGACAGAGCTTCTTGAACTCAAGAGAATGGAGGCCGAGGAGAAAAAGCGGCAGGATAAAAAGAAAACCGCGAAAACTCTTGCTCTGATCGGCGCGATCCTTTTCGGCGTTGGCGTTTTGCTGATGAATATTCCTTTCAAATCCGTTACGCCTACTGTGATTGGCGGTTTTTCTATGCTCTTTGGAATGATGCTTTTGTTTACGGCGCTTTACTTATTCCTCTGACAAGGAATAGAGCCGATCTAGAAAGACGAGGATAAGGAAACGAAGTACGTTGCGCCTGTTTGCCCAAACTGTGGAGCCTCCCTTAATGTCCCGACGTATGGGCCGATGGTGTTTTGCCCTTTTTGCGGGTCCAGGATCGTTAACGCGGATTTGAAGCAAACAGAACACCGAAGAGAAGTGCACGTTTATAACGTGAACGAAGACGACATAGCAAAAGCGGAAGCAGAAAAGGCCAAGGCCGAGGCTGCAAAGGCTCAGGCAGAAGCGGAAAAAGCGAAAGCGGAGGCCAGAAAGGCCGAGGCGGAGGCCGATAAAGTAAGAGCAGAGGCGGACATAGCCAGGTCGGAAGCGAAAAAAGCGGAGGCCGATGCAAAGGTTAAAAAGACCAAGCTGATCACCCGTCTGGTGATTGCGGCGCTTGCAACCGTTTTCTTGCTCGTTCTCGTTGGCGTGGGAGAGGGCTGGTTCTGAGCCTTCACAAGTTAATCACAAATACTCAACAGACATTCATTTTTAAGAATCCCTTTCCGGGGGTTCTTTTTTTTATTCTGAAAGGAGAAAAAATATGTATCGAATTCCGGTTACCTATACGGATTACAACGGCGTGGAGAGGACCGAGGACTTCTGGTTCAATCTTTCGAAAGCGGAGCTGGCCGAGATGGAATACGGCATTGCCGGCGGCTATTCGGCCATCGTTCAGAAGATCATCGACTCGAAGGATATGCCGGCGCTCATCAAGCATTTCAAGGCGCTGGTCCTCAAGGCCTACGGCGTGAAGAGCGACGACGGCCGCCGCTTTATCAAATCCGAGGAGCTTGCCACTGCGTTTTCGCAGACGGAGGCTTACTCGGAAATTTTTATGTCTTTGGCGGGCGACGACAAGAAGGCCGCCGATTTTGTCAACGGGATCATGCCGGACTCGCTGCGCGAGCAGATGAAGCCGACACTGATGCCGGCGGCTACCTAAACCGAATACAACGGGAGGCGGGAGAATGCTTACGATCACCAATCCGGCGCGCGAGCTATGGGACGAGGGGCGGGAGGAGTTTACAACCACGAAGGAGCAAACGCTTTCGCTGGAGCATTCTCTCATCTCCATTTCAAAATGGGAGGCCAAGTGGCACAAGCCCTTTCTTCCCAGGGAAGCGAAAAGCTACGAGGAGACCGTGGATTACATACGCTGCATGACGCTGACGCAGAAGGTCGACCCGCAGGTCTACTACGCGCTCACGGAGGAGAATCTCCGGAGGATAAACCAGTACATCGAGGACCCGATGACGGCGACCTGGTTTTCGGAAGAGAAGAAGGGAGGCAGCTCCGGGGAGATCGTCACGAGCGAGCTGATCTATTATTGGATGGTTGCGCTTCAGATCCCGTGGGAGTGTGAAAAGTGGCATCTGGCGCGGCTGCTGACGCTGATACGCATCTGCGAGATCAAGAACCAGCCGCCGAAAAAGCGGAGCAAGCGGGATATTCTTTCCCGGAACGCCGCCCTGAACGCGGCCAGAAGAAAACGTCTCAATTCAAAAGGGTGATTGCATGATCAGCTTTCGGAGCAAGGGGGATTTCTCCCGCGTGACCCGCTATCTGGAGCGCGTGAAGGAGGCGGTCAAGCTCGGTCTGCTTGACAAATACGGGCGGGCCGGCGTTGACGCCCTGCAAGAGGCAACGCCGAAGGCCAGCGGGGAAACGGCCAACTCCTGGTACTACAAGATCGAGCACCGGAGCGGATCGGCAACGATCGGGTTTTACAACTCCCATATCAACAAGGGCGTTCCCATCGCCATCATTCTTCAGTATGGCCATGGAACGGGCACCGGCGGCTATGTAGAGGGCGTCGATTATATAAACCCGGCGCTCAAGCCTGTTTTTGAGAAGCTGGCAGCGGAAGCGTGGAAGGAGGTCACGAGAGTATGAGCACGACCATTGACGAAAAAGTCGTGGAGATGCGGTTTGACAACCAGCAGTTTGAAAAGAACGTATCGACCACCATGTCCATGCTGGAAAGTCTGAAGAAGAGCCTGAACTTCTCCAACGCGGCCAAGAGCATGGACAGTCTCAGTTCTGCGGCGAAGAGCTGCGATTTTTCACCGCTTTCCTCGGCCGTATCATCCATTCAGGCAAAATTTTCGGCGCTTGACGTTGTTGCCGTTGCGGCGCTGACCAACATCACGAACTCGGCCATCAATGCGGGCAAGCAGCTCGTCAAATCCCTCTCGATCGACCAGGTGGCCGCAGGCTGGAACAAATATGCCGAGGAGACAAGCGCCGTTCAGACGCTGGTCAACTCCACTGGCAAAACGGTCGAGGAAATAAACGCGTATCTGGAAAAGCTGATGTGGTATTCAGACGAAACCAGCTACGGGTTCACTGATATGGCATCCGCTTTGGCAACTATGACATCATCCGGCGGCGACATTGACAAATTGATACCGATGATCGAGGGCGTCGCGAACGCGACGGCTTTTGCCGGCAAAGGGGCTGCGGAGTTTACCTCCCTGATGAGATACGGCATAAACCAGGCGTACTCGCTGGGTTATATGCAGGTTCAGGATTGGAAGTCGATCGAAACCTTAACTGTTAATTCGAAGCAGCTGCAGGAAACGCTTATAGCGGCCGGCGAAGAGCTTGGGAAGATCAAAAAAGGTGAAGTCACCTTACAGACCTTCCGAAGCAGCCTTGCGGACAAGTGGCTCGACAAAGAGGTCATGGAGCTTGGCTTTGGCCAGTTTTCCAAGGTTACCGAAGAGATATACCAAGGAATTCAAGACGGGATATTCGACAATTATGCAGACGGACTTGAGCAAATAGGCGACAAATACGGAGAAGTTGCTCTAAGAGCTGCGACCTCCTCGCAGGAAGCAAAAACGTTCGGCGAGGCCATTGCTGCAACCCAGGACGCTGTCAGCACCGGCTGGTTGAAGACCTTTAAGCTCATCTTCGGCGACTATTCGCAGGCCAAGGTGGTGTGGACAAATCTCACGGAAGATCTCTGGGAGATATTCGCCTCCGGCGGAGAAAGACGCAACGACCTTCTTCAATCGGCGCTCGGCGGCAATCTTGCCTGGGAAGAGATCAGCCGAAGAGTGAAGGAGACCGGGATCGACGTTGAGCAGTTCCAGAACCGCTGCATCGAGCTCGGAAAGGAATACGGCCACGTTACGGATGAGATGATCGACGCGGCCGGCGGCTTTGAAGCAAGCCTGTCCAGCGGATGGCTGAGCCGCAATATTGTTTCGACCGTGCTCAAAGGCTTTGCAGACAGCGGTAAAGAAGCCTCCGCGGCGGCTGCGGAGGTCACGATGAAAATCGAAGATCTCGATTCCGTGGTCAAGCAGGTTCTCGGCGGAGGCTTCGGAAATGGAGCGGAGCGTGTCGAGGCGCTTGCTGCTGCCGGCTACGACTATGCGACGGTGCAGACGCTTGTAAACAAGGCGCTCGGCGACAACACCGTTGTGGCAGGGGCAAATCTTGATAACCTTGTGAATACAGCGGCCGCCGTTGAGGAGCTGTCCGATGCGGAGCTTGAAAACCTTGGCTTCACGGAAGAGCAGGTAAGCGCTATCCGCTCTTTGTCCGACGAAGCGAGAAAAGCCGGCAGCTCGCTTTCCGAACTGATCGACAGCCTGGACAAGCCGACGGGGCGGGAGCTTCTGATCGGCGGACTTTCCAACATACTTCACGGTCTTATGGGGGCCATGCAGGCCGTCCGGGAGGGATGGAGCGAGATATTTCCGCCCGCGACGGCTCTTCAGGTCTACCGTCTGGTCGAGAAATTCAACGAGCTTACGCAGAGCCTCATCCTGGTCGATGAGGAGACGGGCAAGCTGAATGAGACCGGCGGTAAGCTCAAGCGTACGTTCAAGGGGCTGTTTGCGGCTCTCGATATAATCCGGATGGTCGTTGGCGGGCCTGTCACGCTTGTGTTTGAGGTGTTCAAGGCCCTTCTGGGGGCGCTTGACCTGGATATTCTCGACTTCACAGCCGGCATCGGAGACGCCGTTGTCTCTTTCCGGGACTGGGTGAAGGCAAACGACCCTATCGGCAAGGCCATGCGGAAGCTGGCCGGCTGGATCACGGACGGCATAAAAGCCGTGAAGGCGTGGGTCGACAGCTTTCTCGCGCTGAACGAGGTGCAGTTCGTTCTCGGAAGCCTGTCGGGTGTTTTCCAATCTTTCAAAGGAGATCTGGCTGACTATTTTCAGGGAGGGAACGACGCGATCGTGGCGTTCATCGCCCGCTGCAGGAATCTTGACGGCGTCAACTTCAAGAACATCGGCGCGGCGATCCGGGACTTCTGGGAGAATGTCGTTCTGGGCTATTTTTTCAAGTTCAACGGTAAATTTGAAAACCTCCGGAAGACGCTGGAGACGTTCCAAAACAAGGTCCTTGCATATTTCCGCCGGCTGAATCCGCAAATGACGGCCTTCTTTGAAGAGGGGTGGGCCCGAATTCAGGAGTTTATCGCCGGACTGAAGCAGATGGACGGTTTCTCCTGGAAGAATATAAAGCAGGGGATCAAGGACTTTAAGAAAAAGGTGCTTGACTATTTCCTGAACATTGACGCTCTGCTTGAGAAGGTCGGAAACGCTTTTACAAAGCTGGGGCAGAAGATCCGGGATTTCTTTACCGGCTCCGGAAAGCTTGGAGACCGTTTCCGAAACACATTCGGCGGCGTGTTTGAAACGCTGTTTGGCGCGGACTGGCGGGAAAAATTCAAAATGGTCTCGGGGCTGTTCTCCTGGCTGAAAAAGACGATCGGCTCCGGGATCGGCTGGATCACGGAAAAGCTGAAGGGCTTTGATCTGGGAGACCTGCTGTGGACGGCGGTCGGGGCCGGGACGCTCCTTGCCGTATACAAGGCCCTTCGGGTGCTTGGGCTGATCGTTGATTTTCTGGCGGGGTTCAGCACGTCGATCACAGCGGCGATCAGGGACATATCTACCGGACTTAAGCGGATGTTCACCGGCGTGGCAATTCTGGAGGTCGCGATCGCCATAGCCGTGCTGGCAAAGGCCATAGCCGTTCTGGCAGAGCTTGATCCTGCGGCCCTCTGGAACGCACTGGACGCGCTGCAGGTGCTGGCTTTTATTATCGTGGCGCTCATGGGCGTTATGAGCCAGGTGCAGAAGCTTTCACCGATGGGGGCGGAAAAGCTTGTTTTGTCCATGGTCGGCGTCGCCGCGGCGATCTTCCTGCTGACGGAGGCGTTTATACAGCTTGACAAGATCGAGTTCCGGCATCCGGGCTACACCTTCGCGGCTCTCACCATCATGACGCTCGGACTCATTCTGGCGCTTCAGGCTCTTGGAAAAGTCAGCAAGATAAGCTCGCCGTGGCAGGTGCTTGGCGTCGTGGCCATTGCGGCCGCGCTGTGGATACTGGTGAGCGCCTTCAAACGGCTTGACGCGATCGAGTTCAACCACTTCGGAAAGACGCTGAACGCCCTTCTTACTCTCTGCATCGGTCTTGGCATCGTGGGAGCCATGCTGAAGAAAACGAGCTTTGGAAGCGCGGCGGGAGCGATCGCTATCGCTGTGGCCCTGTGGCTTCTTGTGGGAGTCATTGAAAAGCTCGATAAGCTGGAGCTGGATAATCCGGGCCGGGTCGTATTCGGCATGATCGGGCTCATTGCGGCGATCTTCCTGCTGATGCTGACGGTGAGAGCCGCCGGAAAAAACGCCGGCAACGCCGGCTTCAGCATTCTCGGCATCGCCGCGGGCATGCTTCTGATGATCGAAGTGATCAAACAGGTTTCGGATATTTCCGTTGGAGAGATCCTTAAGGGCCTGTTCGTTATCGGAGCTTTGACGGGCTTTATCGGCGCGCTTATGCTCTTTTCCAAGTTTACCGAGAAGGCACAGCCCGTAAAGACCGGCTTGATGATCCTTATGATCGCGGGCGCCATGCTCCTTCTTGTGGCGGCGATCAAGCTTCTGTCAAAGCTGAGCTGGAACGAGCTGGCCAAGGGGACGACACCGCTTCTGGTGCTCGGCGCGGTCTTTGCCGGGCTTATGTATGTCAGCCAATACGCCAAGAAATGCATAAGCAGCATCGTTCTCATCGTGCTGACGATCGCCTCGATCACGGCGGCCGTTTTGCTGCTGTCCCGGATCGAGCCCGAGCGGCTCTGGCCGGCTATGGCGGCGATCTCCATTATCGCGGCGGTCATGGCTGCACTGGTCGGCGTGTCCGGGCTGGTGAAGCCGTCGTGGCAAAGCATGGCGTTGATCGTGGTGGTCCTCGCCGCGATCGCCGGCGCGCTTTATCTTCTCTGCACGTATACGAATGTGGACGACGCCATCGGCATTGCCAAATCGCTGTCCGTTCTCATTGTGGCGCTTTCTGTGGCCATGGCGGCCTGCGCTTTGGTCGGCATGGTCGGAAAGACCAGCCTTATTGGGCTGGCGGTTTTACTAGGGATCATGGCCGTCTTTGGAATCGCTATTGCATCACTTATTGGGATTGGCGAATCCATGAAGAAGAATGGAAAGGACCTTCACGCTCTGCTGGACGAATATCTGCCGCTGCTGGGCGATATCGGCTATGCGATCGGCGATTTTCTGGGCAGCATTATCGGGGGCTTCTCGGCAGGGCTTTCATCCGGACTTCCGGAGATCGGCGAGAATCTGGCCGCTTTTGGCGAGGCCATAGCGGGCGTTCCCGACGGCGTCGCGGATAAGGCGGGGCAGATCGCGCTGGCGCTGGCCGCGTTCGGCACGGCGGATTTTATCAATAAGGTCTTGAACCCGATCGGCTTCTTAAAGCAACTGTTTAAGAAGGGGAGTAAGTTTTCAGGCGTCGGCGACGATCTTGAAGCGCTTGGCAAGGCGATGGTCCAGTTTTCCGAAAGCATTTCCGGTCTGAGCGACAAGGATCTTGCACGCTCGACGGACACGCTTTCCGCCCTTTCGGATTTTACAAGCACACTTCAGCGCGGAAAAGGCATCGGCACGATATTTACCGGAAAGACCGGCCTTGCCAGCTTTGCGGAGGAGATGGGTGTCTTCGGCGGAGAGCTTGTCACCTTTGCGGAAAATGTAAGCGGCCTTGACGACAAGGATTCGCAGAACATCGGGCGCGCGCTTCTCATCGCCGGCAGTCTTTCCAACTTTGCCAAGACGCTGGAGACCGGCGATGGCATCTTTCAGAAGATATCCGGCGCGACTGGTCTTGGACAATTTGCCGGCGAGATGGGAAAATTCGGGCTGAATGCAAAATCCCTCGTGGAGAATGTTTCCGGTCTGAAGGACAAGGACACGGCAAATATCGAAACCGCGATCAAAATCGCGACACTGCTGTCCGATTATTCGCAGACCCTTGTCATAGGCGAGGGCATCTGGCAGACGCTGACGGGCAAAACCGGTCTCGGCGCCTTCGCGGATGAGCTGGGTACGTTCGGAAAGAAGGTCAAGAGCCTTGCGGAAAACGTCAAGGACATTTCCTACACCGACATGGCCAATATTTCGCGGGCGGTTTATGTCGGGAAAGAACTGGCTGAATTTGCAAACGAGATCCCGGCGCCGAAGGAGGAGGGCGCGTGGTGGCAGAAGCTATCGGGCAAAACCGGTCTCGGCGCCTTTGCGAAGGAAATGGGAACGTTCGGAAGCAATGTCAAAGATCTCGGAGAAAAACTGAACGTGGACGAAGGCATTGCCGGCAAGATGCAGAGCGCTATCGACTGCGGAATGCTTCTGATCGGCTTTTCCGACTCGCTGGGGTCGTTTAACGGCAGCGACAGTCTGACCGCTTTCTCGGAGACGTTAACGGATTATGGCGACGCGATCTATTGCTTTTGCCAGAATCTCGGGCTGGCGGATATGGACAGTCTGGAGACGTTTGCGTCTTCGTTTTCCGCCATCGGCGAGGCTATGTCGTCCGGCGCGCTGACAGGCATCGCGAACGCCTCCGGGCAATTCCGGAAGGCGGGCGGCGATATGGCCGGGCAGCTGATGTCCGGGTTCGAGGGACGCTCAGACGTCTTTGACGCAGCCGTGTCCACACTCCTCACGACCATGGCGACCGCCGTCAGCAAGGGCGGCGAAAGCGTGGCAAAGGCGTCTTCGGAAATGAGCGGCAAGCTGGCGGACGGACTACGGCGAGGGAATACGGCGGCCGCAAACGGCGCCCGGACTCTTGTGAATGCGGCGGTCAGCGCTCTTCGCGGGAAGACGAACGCTTTTTACCAGGCGGGGCAGAACTTCGCCTATGGCGTTGGCAACGGCATCGCGGATACGACGTGGTATGCGGAGATGAAGGCGCGTTATCTGGCTTCCCGGACCGTGGAGGCGACCCGCAAGGCGTTTGATGAGCATTCGCCCTCCAAGATCGGTTATCGGATCGGCGAGTTCTTTGCCATGCCCATTGCGGGCGCGCTTTACGACTGGTCCGACCGTGTCGGCGAAGCGGGTGCCAATCTCGGAAACGCGGCGGTGCAGGGCGTGTCGAACGCGATCTCGGCTGTCGCGGAAGCGGTATCCGGCGATATGGACACGACGCCGGTCATTCGCCCGGTTCTGGATCTCAGCGAGGTCCGCAGCCAGGCGGGGACGATCGGGGCGCTTCTCAATCGGGATCAGGCGCTTTCCATCAGTGCCGGTATGAACGCGCCGGCGGAAGAGAATCAAAATGGTCAGCCGCAGCCGGCGTCGTTCAGCTTTACGCAGAACAATTACTCGCCGAAGGCTTTGTCCAGCATTGATATTTACCGCCAGACAAAGAACCAGTTTTCAGCCCTGAAAGGAGCGGTTGTCCGAAAATGATCCATTCCGTTACGGTGACGAACTATCTGGGCGAAAGTCTGAGCATGGAGCTGAGGAGGCCTGAGAAATCGGGGCTCCTCGTCCGCAGTATAGACGGTCTCGGCCCGTCCAAAGCGACCATCAATTCCACCGAGGTATCGACCAACGACGGCGCGATATTCAATTCGGCCCGCATTTCCTCCAGAAACATTACCATCAAGCTTGTCTTCTGGGACAGCGGCGCAGAGAGCGTTGAGGATATCCGCCAGAAAACGTACAAGTATTTTCCGGGCAAAAAGCCGCTGGTGCTCACGATTAGGACCGACAACCGGCTTCTGGAGATAAGCGGATATACGGAGAGCAACGAGCCGGATATTTTCTCCTCGCAGGAGGGAACGCAGATCTCGATCGTATGCCCGGACCCATCCTTTTATTCGGCCGGCGAGATCGGCGTTACAAGCACGGTCTTTTCGGGGACCGAGAGCCTGTTTGAATTTGAGTTTTCCAACGAGTCTGTCACGGACGGGCTTATAGAATTCGGCTCCGTCATGACGCAGCAGGAAGCCACGGTGTATTACGAGGGCGATCTGGAGATCGGCATGACGCTGTATCTACATGCGCTCGGCACGGTGGTCAACCCGGTGCTTTATAACGCGAGGACGCGGGAGATCATGAAGATCGACACGAGCCGGATCGCCGATATTGTCGGAGACGGCTTCATCAGCGGCGACGACATCGTGATCAACACGACCAAAGGAAACAAGAGCATCTTTCTGATACGCAGCGGCGTTACATACAACATCCTCAACTGCCTTGACAAGAATGCGGACTGGTTCTCCCTTGTCAAGGGGGACAACATCTTCGCTTTTTCCGCGGACTCCGGCGTTGAGGGATTGCAGCTTACGATCCAGAACCAGACCATATACGAAGGAGTTTGAACCATGAACCTCTATGTTCTTGACAAGACCTTCAAGGCGATCGCGGTCATAGATCAATACAAATCGCTGATCTGGACGGATCGGTACGACCAGCCGGGCGATTTCGAGCTTGATCTGCCGGCCGGGGCGGCGCTGTTCCGCTACATTCAGGTGGACAATTATATTTGGCAGAACAAGTCCGATCATCTCATGGTCATTGAGGATATTTCGATCGACACGGATGTGGAAGACGGGAACTACATCAAAGTGACCGGACGCTCGCTGGAGTCGATCCTCGACCGGCGGATCGTCTGGGGGCAGGCGAATCTGAAGGGGGCGCTGCAAACGCAGCTGAAGTCGCTTTTTACGGCCAATCTGATCGCCCCGACGGATGCGGACCGGAAAATCGACAACTTCCTGTTCGAGGAGTCGTCGGATGAGACGATCACAGCGCTGACGGTAGACACACAGTTTACCGGCGAGGGACTGGACGAGGTCACGAACGTCCTGTGCCAGAGCAGCGGGATCGGCTATCAGATACTGCTTGACGAGCAGAAGCGTTTCGTCTTCAGCCTGTATTCCGGAGCCGATCGCTCCTATAATCAGACGGCCAACCCCTACGTCGTGTTTTCCCCGAAGTTTGAAAACATCATCAACAGCAACTATTACTATTCCAAGGCGGCCTGTAAGAACGTAACGCTTGTCGCTGGGGAGGGGGAGGGCTCGGACCGCAGAACGCTTTCGGTGGGAACGGCGAGCGGACTGGAACGGCGGGAGCTTTTCACGGACGCGCGGGATATTTCCTCGACGACGGAGGATGGGACGCTTACGGCGGCGGAGTACAACGCCCTGCTCACGGCCCGCGGCAACGAAAAGCTGGCCGAAAACACGGCCGCCGTGGCGTTTGAGGGAGAGGTCGAGACGACAAAGCTGTTCCAGTACGGCCGGGATTTCTACATGGGCGATATCGTCCAGATCACCAACGAATACGGGATCGAAGGAGCGGCGCGCATCGTCGAGATCGTGATGTCCGATGACGAGACCGGCTTCACGATCTATCCTACGTTTGAAATGATCGCGTAAAGGAGGAAAACGAATGAGCATAACAAGCGGCTTCTTCGATTCACAGAATCACGACCGGAAGTATAACGCGGTCCAGTTCGGAAGCATATTTGACGGCGTGATCGCCGACGGCGTTTATTCCACGATCGGGACGCAGTTTCAGGTGAAGGCCACGAGCGGCCTTGTGCTGAATGTCGGCATTGGCCGTGCCTGGTTCGATCATAGCTGGATACTGAACGACGCGATCCATGTCATTGAGGCGCCGGCGTCGGATCTTCTGCTCAAGAGGATCGACGCGGTCGTCCTCGATATAGACACGACCACGGCGGTTCGGAGCAACACGATAAAGTATATCGAGGGTGCCCCCGGGTCAAATCCCGCGAACCCGACGCTTATCAGCGTCGCCGGGCACCATCAGTATCCGCTGGCGTATATTTCCCGCAGCGCCAACAGCACCAGCATCGCGCAGGCGGATATTACCAATATGGTCGGAACGGACGCCTGCCCCTTCGTCGCGGGGGTCGCCGGAACCGTGAATATCGACGATCTGCTGGCGCAGTGGGACGATGAGTTCGGGACCTGGTTTGAGGGGATCAAGGGTCAGCTCTCAACGGATGCGGCAGGAAATCTTCAGACGCAGATCGACCAGCTCACCGCACGGCTGGCGCAGGAGCATCGGGTCGGCTCCCTTTACTTCAGCGATGATCCGACGTCTCCGGCGTCCCTGTTCGGCGGAACCTGGGAGCAGATCAAGGACTGCTTTATTCTGGCGGCGGGCGACGTCTATGCAGCGGGAAGCACGGGCGGCGAAGCGGAGCATGTACTGACTGTGGCGGAACTGGCAGCACACGGACATGCCGCCTACTATGCTGACGCTGGCGGTTCGACTTCCTTTGGGTACAACTATACAAACAGAGGTGAGCCGTCGAACGCAAACACAAGCTCCAGTGGCATCGTTTCAACTGGCGGCAGCCAGCCGCACAACAATATGCCGCCGTATCGGACTGCCTATTGCTGGAGGAAAATAGCGGACGGCGAAGAAGTCGAACTGGCATGGACGGGAGGTAGTTACTGATGGCCTACGATAAGCTTGTCGATTCGGCGCAGCTCGATGGCAATCTTACCGCAGTAGCTGACGCCATTCGCGCTAAAGCCGGCACAGATGCGCTGCTCGCTTTCCCTTCAGGGTTTGTCTCGGCGGTTCAGGCGATCGAAAACGCAAGCGGGGGGGGGCTGTGAAGCGGTCGAGTGGCACCAGTGCCCGGAGGCCGTCCGGAACTACCTCGCCAACGTGACCTATGATCCCAGCGATTACGGCACATCGCAGATTGCCAACTATGCGCCCGCAACGGCAGTACTCAGCAACTACCGCCCCATCGGTAAGACATTGGGCGGAAAGACATACTATAATCCGGTTCCGGGTGTCGAAACACCTTTTGCGGCAGGCGAAAAAGCCGGAACGCTCAAGCCGCTGGATTTCCTGCGTTACATCCAGACGAACACATGGAACGTGCGCGATCTTGGCGGCTGGGCTTGCGATGGCGGCACGGTAAAGTATGGGCTGCTCTTTCGCGGCGGTGAGCCGTCCAGCGCAGACTATAATGTGCTCGTGAAAGAACTCGGCATCAAGTACGACCTTAATCTGCGCGGTTCAAGCGAGGCTCCATGGACGAAATCGCCGCTGGGTGACGACGTGTTCTTCGTAAAGGCGGAAGCATATAACTGGTACTCGCTGACGAATACGGAGGCGTGGCGCATCAATCTGCGCTGCGTGTTCGATGCCGTGACACACGGGCAGCCGGTGTATTTCCACTGTGCTGCCGGCGCGGACAGAACCGGCACGCTGGCCTGTGTGCTGGAGGGATTGCTCGGCATGAGCCAGTCGGACATCGACAAGGACTATGAGCTGACGACGTTCTACAGTGGGTCGGACACCGACGCGAACGCCCGCAGGCGGAATGAAAGTGAGTGGACGGGGCTGATTTCGGCGATCAACGCCAAGTCCGGCAGCACCTTCCGAGATAAGTGCGTTACCTTCGCGGCGGAACTTGGTTTTACGGCCGCCGAGATCAATGCTTACCGCAAGGCGATGATCGACGGGACGCCGGAGACAGTGACACCGAGCATATCGACGTTCGCCGTCACCAATGCCCTCGAAGGTGCATCGAGTGACAACACAGCAACCGAAGTGACGCAGTATCAGCCGTATGAGGCAGTCATATCTGCGCAGAGCGGAAAGACGATCAGTTCCGTTAGCGTAAAGATGAACGGAGTTGACATCACCGCCGAGGTGTGGCGCGGGGATGAAATTGAGCTGTACCGCAAAGTCACGCTCAATTTGAATAACTGCTTCATTGACAACACGCTGTCCAGAGTAATTGACGGCCAGTCCTATGGTGCAAATATCTCACCTGATGCCGGATATGAACTCGATGGAGCGACAGTTTCGATCACGATGGGAGGGACCGACGTGTCAAATTATTATTCTGGAGGCAAAATCGCCATACCGCGCGTCACCGGCGATATTGTCATCACAATCGGCGCGGTCGAGAGCGGCGTTGTTGCGCCGAATATCCTGACGGACAGCTTCAAGGTAGGCGGCGCGTCGCAGGCGGCAGTCGGATATACAAACGGGAAGAGACTTTCTACAACAAATGGCGCGGAGAAAGACAATACCGGCTCCTGTGTTACAGGATTCATCCCCTGCAAGGCGGATTCTGTTATCAGAATCAGGCCGCTTACTGCGCCTGCCTCTACCGGTGTAGGCGCCACGGCGGTGGTGTTTTATAACTCCGAAAAGGAGTCTGCAGTGGCATCTTATATTCTCAACACAGGTACGAATTTTGCAAGCTGCACATGGGAGCAAGAGTCCGCAGATGTATACAAGGTGACATTTAGCAGCGGCATTCAGGCAGCTTATGCTTACGTGAGATTCACTCTTCCCATCGCTGATGGCGCCAATGCATATGTGACATACGACGCAGAGATGCCGAGCGTGTGAGGAGGGGTTACGCGCGTAATGCGAGCTCTGTCGGCAGGCAAAATAACGTCGTCTATTCCTACACTATTCATACACCGCGTTTGTCCAAGCAGCTTTAAAAGTACATAAAATGCGAGGACAGCAAAAATTTACGCGATTTGTACTGAAGAAATGTACAGCGGCGATGTATAATAACTTTATCGCTATTATAAGCATTTTCATGTTTATGGAATGCGAGCGCGTTTAATCACTAGCATTTTCAAGGATTTCTAAGTTCGTTAAAAGCGGACCGAGGCGTTTAATTGCAGGAGATTCATACACTACTCCTACACTTACGTCCCGGTCCGCTTTAGCGATATTTCCAAGCTATTTTATTTTTTCGATCTCATCCCGAAGCCATTCAGTGTCTCGTTTGGTGTAAATTTTTTCTGTCAGATCCTCAATGGCGTGCCCGACCATCCGCTTCAGCGCATATTCATCAACGTTGCTCTTTTTTGCCATTGTGACAAATTGAACTCGCGGGTCATGAGGTCTGTGATTTTCATTGAGGCCGAGTGTGCCAATGATATTCCGGTATTCCTTTGAGTAACGCGCGTAATCCAAAGGGCTTGGCGGTTGGCCGTTCTTACGCCAATTGAAAAGAAATTGACTTCCCAAAGCGTCGGCTTCGTCATACCGCCGTCGGACAAGCGGCTCGATCTTTGAGTGGATAGGCACCATTCGTTCTGCTCCTGCATCGGTCTTCATTCCGCCAAGAAAGGTCTTTTCCTCCCAATTTATATTTTCGATCCGAAGCAGACAGAGCTCCTGTGGGCGCCAGCCGGAGTAACATTGTATCAAAAGCGCATCGACATATTCTAAAGCGTCTACATTTTCCCAAAGGGTGCTCATCTCCTCCTCAGAAAAGGCGATGTGGCTCTTTTTGACAGTCCCGATATTTTTGGAGACCTCCTTCGACAGATGGAAGCGGCGAGCGTAATTCGTGTCCGTGAGTTCATACTCCACCGCGTAGTCAAACATCATATTAAACACGGTTTTTAATCGGGCCTGGAGCCCCGGGCCTATTTTTCGGATTCCGCCGCAGAACGGACGTTCGCCGGTCTCGATGCAGCCCTTTAAGTGCCGGGAGCGAACGTCTCGGACCTTCATATTATAAATCGGCGAGGCGTATGCCCAGGCACTTTTGGTCTGCGCGATGGCCGATGCGGAACATGCTCCGTCCTTTTTATAATCTTCAAACCACTTCTCATATAATTCGCTGACACAGATGTCCTTATCGAGGTCGTATGGATTCCTATGGTATTCCAGAAGCGCCGTATAGGCATCGTTGTAGGTTGGAAAATACGCCGTCGGGCGCAGTAATCTGGACAGCGGCTTTCCTTCGTCGCTTTTTCCGACACAGACCATGGCGCGGAATGGATTGCGCAGATGGCGGTCCTTGATCTCGGTTATTTGCCCGAAACCGTTTGGGAGCCTGCGGCGGCGATTCGATTTTCTTCCTGTCTGACAAGACTGCCGTTTTGCGCCCTGCGTGGGAAAGCCGCAATGCGGACAACACAGCGCCTTGTCGCTTATATTGGTTTTGCATTCAGGGCAGTTTATCAGCATAAGACCCCTCCTCGTCTAACCTAGGATAGAATGCATATCGCTGCCAGTCAAGGTGCGCCCCGGCAAAACAGCACGCGGGTGACAGTATATGGTCGTAAAATGCAGTCATCACCGGTCAGAAAAAAGAAGGAGGGCAAAATTATGGAATTAACGTTTCCGGCTGGTTCGGTGCCTGTGTCCGTCGCGGCGAAAGTATACAGAAAGGACGCCTCGTGGGTGCGGGCCGGCATTGTCGCGGGGTGGCTCCCCATCGGTACGGCGACGAGGAACGGGCAGACAGTCACGTCGATAGACCAGATCGACTCGCGGCTCGGGCGCATCAACTTTTATATTTCTCCCAGAAAGCTGTATGAGGAAACGGGATACTTCTGGAGAGGAGAGCGCGAATGAGCACGGAGATTCGGCCGGAGCTGTCCGAGAAGAACAAGTATTGGATACCCAAGCACCGCTACTACGAGCTCAAGCACTTCTGCCTGCAATATCCTGACTGGAAGAAGGTCTATGCGGCGCTGGACGCCTGGCCCGGGGAGACAGGGCACATCGGCACGGGGGGCAAGGCGGGGACGCTGCCGAATCCCACGGAGAATCTGGCGCTTCGGCGGGCGTCGCTGTTTAATAAGATGCACATTGTGGAGCTTGCCGCACAGGAGACTGACGAGAGTCTGGCTCTTTATATTCTTCTCGGCGTCACGCAGGGATGCTCTTATACCAGCCTTCGGACACGCCTCAACATACCCTGCTGCCGGGACGTTTACTATGATCTGTACCGAAAATTTTTCTGGATTTTGAATCGCTCGCGAAATTAACATCTCCTTTAATGGAAAAGGAGGTATTCTATGCTGGCGACGATGATAGACGTCGGCCTGGTCGTTGGATGCATCAGCCTGATCGTAAAACTGATCACGAGGATCGTCCGGCGATTCGGCGGCGACTGAAAGATGACAACATAATACGGACTGGACTACAAGATCAGAGGGCGATTGCAAGCCCTCTTTTCTTTTTTTTCAGGATGAAGGAAACAAAAACCCAAATTATATTTGTAACAGGAGAGGATCGGATGAACTGGTTTGCGACACACACAATTGCTCTGGCCATCGGAATTTGTCTCGGCGTTTTTTCCCGGGGGATGTATTTCCGAAAACACTGTGCGGGGGAACTGAACATTTTTTACCGGGACGGCGTACCGTATCTCAGCCTGGCACTGAACAGCTTCGACGCGCTCAGCCGGAAGAACTGGGCGGGCTTTCGGATCGTCCGGCGCGGCCTTCCGCGAGATTAACAGCTTCTATTATGGAATCTGATTTGATGGAGGTTATATATGAGCAACTACATTGACGAGCTGGACGTGACCATTGAGGAACTGAGAACAAAGATGCAGACAACTCAGCCGGACGCAATGGAGTACGACGCGATGGCGGCCAATCTGAGAGAGATGTGCCGGCTGCGGATGGAGATCGACCGGGATTCCGTCAATCATATACAAACGGAGGATAGGCTGAAGTTTGATATTGAGAAGACGGAGCTGGAGCAGAGATCGGAACGCAGACGGCGGGTCATGGATTGGGTCAGGATCGGCGTCGGCTTTGTCAGTTCGGTCGGGTTTCTGGCGGCGTCGCTGTTCGGAGATCTGAATCGTATGGGTTATATCCACAACAAGACAAGCAGCCGACTCATCGACGACAACCTGCGATCGAAAAAGTTCTGAAAAGGAGAAGAGGCTCTGGGAAAACAGGGCCTCTTGCTTTATGCGTTATTTCTATGAGCGCCCGGAGATCTATAAGGCGAGATACGGGGAGGTCTATATTTGCGACCATCCGGTGTACAGCTCCTGTACGCTTTATCGGGAGCGCGACGTCGGGCTGGCCGTCATCCAGCAGCGATTTGACCCGCGCACGAAGAAAAGCTGGTGGGGGAGCATCGACCCCTGGCTGGTGGACGATCTGTATTTGCGCCCCGGGTTCTACGCGCTGTTCAAAGGCCGGGCCGGAAAGCCGGAAAACGGACTTTATCCGACCATGGCGGTCCGCCAGCTCATGTGGGCGCTGAAAATGAAGCCGATGGCAAAGGCGCGCTGGGAGACCTCGTTTGACCATCGGGATATCTGACGCGGAAATTACAGTTTGTATTATGGAGTGCGATGCTCCGAATACTGAAAGGAGAAAAAGGATGATACGGTATACGGCGGTCAGCGATCGGGAGGCTCCTCGCAGAATGTATAACAAGCTGATCAGCGGCTTGCTGACGGAGATCATGAAGGCAGGGGACCGGGAGAAACAAAGCTGTTTCGAGGTTTTTTACAAAGAGGATTATTCGTCGGCAAAGACCTGCTATCAGTCTTTCAGCAGGGCAATAAAGCGAGGGGGATACCCCATGATCGTGATGATACGCAGAGGGCGTGTCTTTCTCATCAGAACGGACATGTAGCAAACGGGGAGAAGAGAGTTTATGCAAAAGCTCTCTTCTTTTTTTTTTTCGCAAAAATTGCCGGGCCTGTTATGGGCAAATAACAAACCAAAGGAGGTCAAAACGAATGCAGGAGCATTACATCGACTACGAACGTGAGCAGAGGAGAGCTGTGCGGCGGCGAAAGCTGAGAGAAGGCCTGGACAAAGCCAGAGACTGGTTCGAGCGGAACCGGGAGCTTGCGATCGCGGTCTCGTCCGTGGCTGTATACGTCACGGGGACGGTGGCAAAAGCCGTTTCCCGCGAGAATACGGCGAGACGGGAAGAAAAAATGCGCGATCGCTGCTTCTGGGATCCGACGGTCGGTCATTGGACGGAAGCCAGGCGGAAGCTGAAGCCGCGCGAGCAGCTTGAATATGACGAGCGCCGGAGTCTTGGGGAAAGCGCGAGTTCGATCCTGAACTCAATGGGTTTGCTGAGATGACCCGGGTAAGAGGATCCTGAAACAGGTCCTCTTATTTTTGAAAGGAGAAAAAATATGAAGGAAAGAGATGCGATCAAATTTGTGATGGGTTCGGGAGCGGCAAAAAAGCTTCTCGGCAGGATCCTGTCAAAGGTTCTGCGTAAAAGGATCAAGGGCGCCCAGCTTACCGTCACGGACTGCCGCGTGACGATGGACGACAACGACATTATTCATTTTCAGGTCGCCGCGTCCGCCACCGCGCCCAAGCGGAGCGTGATGGAAGCGATCGAGGAGGCGCTGGGATGAAACGGAAAGCAAATCTCTCTTTTATTCTCGCCTGCGCCGGGGCTCTGGGCGTGGCGGTCACAGGATTTCTGGCAGGCCGGCAGACGCTGAAGGCGCGCGAGATCCTCGAAGACGAGGATCTGACGGTGAAGCAGAAGATCGTGAAGGCGGCGCCCGTTTATATTCCGGCCATCGCCGCCGGCGTCGGGACGATCGGCTGCATTTTCGGCGGCCATATCGTCAACCGGAAGGCGCAGGCGAGCCTTGCGGGCGCCTATGCCATGTTGGGCCAAAGCTATTCGCTTTATAAGGACAGAGTGTACGAGGTCTGCGGCCCGGAGACGGCCGGATTGATCGAAGGCGGGCTGGAGAGCGCGCATCTTACGGACGAAAACGTCTGCCGCAGCCCGGAGGAAAACGGCGAAAAGCACTGGTTCTACGACGAGATATCCGGAAAAACCTTTGAGCGCACCTGGGGCGAGATCCTGGACGCGGAATATCACCTCAACCGCAACTTCGTACTGCGCGGCATGGCCGGACTGGACGAGTTTTACCGGTTCCTTGATATTCCCGCAGACGGACAGGGGCTGACGTGGGACGCCTGCGAGGGCTATGCGTGGATCGACTTCCGCCATCGGTGCATGACGACCGACGACGGAATGGAGTGCTATGCCGTCGAGTACGTATTCTCTCCGATGACGGAGAGCGAGCTGGCCGCGATATACGGCTGAGAATATTTTGAAAGGAGACAGCTATGAAAAAAGTGAATTGGACGGGGGTCCTGGTCTCACTGGCCAGCATCCTCACGGGCGCCGCGGCGCTGCTGACGAATTACGCGGCAAACCGGCAGGAGGAGGAGGCCCGCGCGGAATCGGAGCAGCGCATCATCGACGGCGTTGTCCGGCGGCTTCGGGGCAATGAGGAGGAAGAGGACTGAACGGTCCTCTTTTCTTTTTATGTTGTACCCGTATGCGGAAGTATTCGCCAGTGTCGTAGGCGAATACATTCAGGAAAATCTCTGGCTTCCCGCGGCGAACTGGCCCGAGGAGGAGATCCGCTACCGTTCCTATGCCCGCTGGGCGGCGTATGAGCTTCTGGAGGCCATAGACTGCAATCCCGGCCAGTTCTGTCTGCCCAACGATATCCTGGCCTGGCTGGACGGGCGGATCGACGAGCTGGAGAGTCTCAGCGACGGCAGCGATATTTTTGCCGCGGCGATCGAAGCATACAGAGGCATCGGCCTCGAATTCGTATAAGGAGAAGACAATGAAAAACAAGGTTGGAGGCTTTCTGAAAAACCTCTCGCAAACGATAAACAGGCACAGTCCGGAGCTCATGATATTCTCCGGCGTTCTCGGGCTTGTCGCGGCCGGCGTTATGGCGGTATCCAAAACGCCGGAGGCCGTCGAAAAGCTGCAGGACAGCATGGCCTACACGGATAAGCGGACCGGGCAGAGGCAGGTGCCGAGCGCCGCGCGGGCCCTGGAAGAGACAAAGCTCAAGGAAAAGGTCGCCGTCACGTGGCGCTGCTATGTGCCCTCCGCGCTGCTGGCCGGCGCGTCTGTGGCCATGATCGCCGCCGGTACGTCCACATCCATCCGGCGAACGGCCGCCGCTACCGCCGCGTACAGCCTCTCGGAAACGGCGTTTGAGCAGTACCGGCGCAAGATGAAAAGCCTTGTGGGCGAAGAAAAGGAGCGGGAGGCGCGGCAGGAGCTGGCCCAGGAGAAGGCGGACGCAAAGCCCATGCCGGAGCATACGGTCATCCTGACCGGACGGGGAGACGATCTTTGCTACGACCTGATATCCGACCGGGTGTTCCGCTTTGACATCAACCGCCTTCAGAAGATCGTCAACGACCTCAACCGGCGCATGCTGTATGAAAATTATATTTCTCTCAACGATTTCTATTACGAGCTGGGACTTGAGGGGCAGAACAACGGCGATGAGCTCGGCTGGAACATCGAACGGGGGTTTATCGAGCTGGGCGACACCTACAGCTGTACGAAGGACGGCCGCCCGTGCTTTGTGATAGACCATCGGGTCGAGCCCCGGTACGGCTATGACAGCTTTGCCTGATTCGCAAAAAACACAGGCTGTGTTATGGAGAAAACCAAATTTGAAAGGAGTTTTTTACAAATGAACGAAAACGAGCAGATGGAGCTTATGACCGAAGAGGAAGCGGAAGGCGAAAACGTCGGCATCCTGGGCCTCGTCGGACTTGTGACCGGCCTCGCCGCGCTTGCAGGCGCAAGCTTTGGGGTCGTGCACAAGGCCACCGATCGGGCGTTGGATAAGCTTTGCGAAAAGCTGGAAGCACGGAGGGAGCGCAAGCGCCTCGAAGCGCTCGAAAACGAACAGGAAGAGGAAATCGAGGAAAACTGAGGTTTGATCCGGAAAAGAGAGACGATGCAAAGTCTCTCTTTTATTTTTTGCAGGGAGGAACTATGCAGCGCTACACATACGACGGGCCGGTCATGGAATTTGACCGCTGCATCGCGCACCGCTGGAAGGCGGAGACGGTCGCCGTTTCCGAGGCAAGGGCCCGCGCAAATCTGATCTACCGATTCAAAAAGGAAACGGGGAGAGTGACGCGCACGAAGATCGCGCTCCCCGGCAGGCTCACAGGAGGCGAAGATGGACGAGTTTTCAAACAGTCATAAAAGCAGAGAGGCCGTGACGGTCGCCGATCCGGCGGAAAAGAAGCTGGAGAAGGTGACGGCCGGCGAGGTGACGAAAAAGAAGAGATCGGGCGTAAAGAGATTTTCGGACGCCATCATATCCGACGACATCCATAAGGTCGGGACTTTTGTCCTGCAGGATGTGCTGCTGCCCACGCTCAAAAAGGGTCTGTACGACATCATTGTCAACAGCGCCCGCGCGGCGTTCGGCATGGAGGCCGCGGACACGGGGCGCTCTCCCGCCAGCGGCGTGACCTACCGCAGCTACGACAAGGACTACGAGCGAACCCGCCGGGACACGCCGCGAACACGCCGGACGTACGAGTACGACGATATTTTCTGCAAGACGCAGCGGGACGCGGAAAGCCTTCTTGACCGGCTGTACGAGACCTGCCAGCGCTACGGAAGCGTAAGCGTGGCGGACTATTACGAGCTGGCCGGCGAGAAGGGCACATGGACAGACAACAAATACGGCTGGTACGACCTGCGCGACGCGTATGTCACCGGAACGCGGGACGGATGGACCATTCGGCTTCCCAGAGCCACCGCACTGAACTGAAAGGAGAATGATATTTATGAAATTCATGGAATCGGTAAAGCACGCCGCCTATGCCGGCATGTTCAAGGTAAAAAAGGCAAGTCCGGAGATCTGCATGATCGGCGGCATTGTCGGGCTGATCGGGGCCGGGGTCATGGCGTGCCGGGCGACGCTGAAGGCGCAGAAGGTGCTGCCTGACGCGAAGCTTGACGCGGAAGAGATCCACATCGACGCCGAGGCGCTGGTCATCGACCCGGAGACGGAACGCCGGGAGCTGGCAAAGGTCTATCTGCACGCGGGCGCCCGGCTTGTAAAGCTCTATGCTCCTTCGGCCGTCCTGGCGGGACTGTCCGCGGGCGCCATCGTGACCGGAAACGGGATCCTGCGCCGGCGGAACGTGGCGCTGGCGGCGGCTTACGCCTCGCTCGACCGTTTCTTCAAGGACTACAGCGGGCGCGTAAGGGAGCGTTACGGCGAGGAGGTCGAGCGGGAGCTCCGCTACGACCTGAAAAAGGAAAAGATCGAAGTGACGGCCATCGACGAGACCGGCAGGGAGAAAACGGAGAAGAAAACCGTGAAGGTGCCGGACCCGAACGGCCGGGCGGATCGGAATCCCTGCGTGTTTTTCTACGACGAGCTCCATGTCAAGGGCTTCAAAAAGGACCCGAGCCATAACCTCGTCTCGCTCAAGGCGCAGCAGGCTTACGCCTGTGATCTTCTGAAAATACGCGGCCATCTATTCCTCAACGAGGTGCTCGATATGCTCGGCATCGACCGGACGATCGAAGGACAGTCGCTCGGCTGGATCTACGACAAGAACAGCCCGCGCAGCGACAACTATGTTGATTTCGGCTTCGGGGACGCCGCGGATTTTCTCAACGGCTACAACGATTCCGTCATTCTGAATTTCAACTGCGACGGAAACATCCTTTCCGATATGCCGGCGCATCAGAACACCTGAAAACACACAGGAGGAGACAGTCATGAACAAAGCGCTTATTCTGATCCCGCTTGCATCCGTTCTTCTGATGGGGGCGACCGTGCGCCCGGAGACAAAAAGACTGGAGACGTCGCAGCCTGTAAAGACCCCGGTTTACGAGTCCGTTCGGTATGCTCTTCCGAAGCCGGACAAAACGGCTGTCCCCTCCGTTGATATTCCGGAGCTCGTCTCCTGGACGCAGCCGTCCCGAGATCCTCGCACAAAGCTGGAGCTGCCGAAGGGCACCGCGCCGGAGCTGCGCATCGTCCATTACCTGTATTCCTCCGGCAGGCTGTCCATAGAAGCCTGCTGGGGTATCGCGGCCAATATGCAGCAGGAGACCGGCGGCACCTTCGATCCCGGCATACAAAGTCCGGACGGGGCGTCGGTCGGCCTGTGCCAGTGGCTTGGCGCGAGAAAGCAGCGGCTGTATGCCCGGGAAGACTGGTATACCATGGAAGGACAGTGCGATTTCGTTCTGGAGGAACTGGCGGAGTACGGCATCGAGCTTACCGGCTCCGCCGCCGACTGCGCCTACACGTTCTGCATGGAATTCGAGCGCCCCCTGAACGCGCCGTACCAGGCAAAAAAGCGGGCCGAGGTCGCGCAGGAGCTCTGGGACACCTATTATTGAGTCGTTTGAAAGGAGAACACTTTATGAGAAAAGAAATGATCTGGTGGGGCCTTGGCGTCACCGCCGTTCTCGGCGCGATCGGCGTCGGGCTGTATCTTCGCTTCCGGAACCATCCGGAGGATGCGCCGCTCGCGGAAGAGCTGTCCGACGCACAGCCGGATGCGGACACCGCCGCGTATCGGCCGCCGGAGGAAAAGCCGGACCTTATCCGCTATGCCGCCGCGCTCAGGCAGACGAACTATACGTCCTATGCGGACGAAAAGCCGAAAGAAGAAAAGGAGGAACTGAAAACGGCCAGTCTGACGAACCACTACCCGGATATTTTCGTCATCCGCCAGGAGGACTTCGGCCAGTATGAGGACGACGGCTATGAGAACATCAGCCTGACGTTCTTCGACGGGGACAAGATCCTTGTTGACGACACGAACCGGAAGCTGACCGACGATGATATTTCGGTGACCATCGGTCTGGATGAATGGCGGGACATTCAGACCAACCCCATGGCGTTCCGGGGCGAAGACGCCATCTATATGCGCAACAACACGCTCCGCTGCGACTACGAGATCCTGCTTGACTGGCGCCGCTATGCGGACGTGGTCGACTACCCGAGCGGCGGCGGGGGCGAATAATGGACAGCAACGAGTTGAGCAGAGACTGGATATTTGAAGGGATCGGCAGGGAGTATTTCGAGTGGCTGATCCAGCTCGTGTCGGACGGCGCGCATGCACAAAGCTCCTTCCGGTCGCTGTTCCGCTGCCTGCATACGCACGTTTTCATGCCGCCGCTGCCGATGGACGCCAACCGCGCCGAGGACGGGGTCGACCTTCGCTACCGCTTCGGCTACGAAAAAGGCTACGCCGATCCGGTCATCGCTTCCCATCTGGACTTTTTCCCCTGCACCGTGTTTGAAATGATGGTCGCCCTGTCGTTCCGCTGTGAAGAGCAGATCATGGGCGACCCTCTGAAGCCGTTTCAGGCGGGCAAATGGTTCTGGGGCATGATCGACAGCCTCGGCCTTTCCGACCAGGCAGACGAAGCCTTTGACGCCGCCTGTGTCCGTGCCGCCGTGGACCGTTTTCTGCATCGGGAGTATGCTAGAGACGGCCGCGGCGGCCTTTTTACGATCCGGCACAGCCGCATGGATATGCGGGCCATCGAGATATGGTACCAGCTGTGCTGCTATCTGAGCACCGTTGAATGAAAGGAGACACTATGCCTGATATTTCCGATTACATCTATCAAAAGCTCGTTGAGTCCGAGCTTCGGTACGAAAACCTGAGAAGAAAAAGCGCCTGCCGCCAGCGGATCACGATGCTGACCTGCGCGGCGGCGTTCGGGCTCATGCTGCTGCTCCGCAAACGAAAGAAAGAGCAGCCGCAGGAAACCTGGAACATGACGACGAACAATTACTGGTCCAAGGAAAACGGCGACGAATTGAAGGAGGAGTAAGGGATGATCGACTTTCTGATGATCTCGACTCGCAGCCCCAAGCGAGGCGTGATCGAGATCTATCCGAAGTTCATCATCAAGAAATCCTCCGATCTGATGATCCGCGGCGGAGACTTTTATGCCGTGTGGGTCGAAGAGCGGGGCCTGTGGTCGACGGACGAGCAGGATGCGCTTGAGCTCATCGACCGGGAGCTGGACCGCTATGCGCAGGAGCACAGGGACGAGTATGAGGACCGGGTCCGGGTTTTGCATATGTGGGACGCGGAGACCCGCATGATCGACTCGTGGCACCGCTACTGCCAGCGGGACATGCGCGACAGCTTCCATATGCTCGACGAGAAGCTGATATTTTCCAACACGGATGTCTGCAAAAAGGATTACGCAAGCAAGCGTCTGAGCTATCCGCTGGAAGCCGGCAGCACCGAGGCCTACGACCGGCTCATGTCGGTCCTGTATGCGCCCGAGGAGCGCCGCAAGATCGAATGGGCCATCGGCGCGATCGTGTCAGGCGATTCGAAGAAGCTGCAGAAGTTCGTGGTGCTTTACGGCTCGGCCGGAACCGGCAAGTCGACGGTCCTGAACATCATCCAGCAGCTTTTCGAGGGCTATTATTCGGTCTTTGACGCCAAGGCCCTCGGCTCTGCCGCAAACGCTTTCGCGCTGGAGGCGTTCCGGAACAATCCCCTCGTCGCCATTCAGCACGACGGAGACCTGTCCCGCATCGAGGACAATACCCGCATCAACAGCCTTGTGTCCCACGAGATCATGACGGTAAATGAGAAGTTCAAGTCGACCTATTCCACGCGCTTCAAGGCGTTTCTGTTCATGGGGACGAATAAGCCGGTCCGCATCACCGACGCGAAATCCGGCCTTATCCGCCGTCTGATCGACGTTTCTCCGACCGGAGACCGGCTTGGCGCCAGGGAGTATAAGGCGATAACCCAAAAGATCGGGTTTGAGCTCGGCGCCATCGCCCGGCACTGCCTTGACGTGTATGAGGAGGACCCCGGCTTTTACGACGCGTATATCCCCGTCGAAATGCTTGGCGCGTCCAACGACTTTTACAACTTTGTGATGGATTCCTTTTATATTTTCAAAAGGGAAGACAGCACGACCATGAAAGCCGCGTGGGAGATGTACAAGACCTACTGCGACGAGGCAAGAGTGCCCTATCCGCTGCCGCAGCGAAATTTCCGGGAGGAGCTGAAAAACTATTTCCGCGAATACGAGGACCGGCACACCTGCGAAGACGGCACCCGGGTGCGCAGCTTTTACTCCGGCTTCCGGGAGGACAAATTCGAGGAACCGGCCGAACCGGAGAGCGCTCCGCCCTACCGGATCGAGATGAACTCAACAGAGTCTGTTTTTGATGTGCAGTGCGCCGACGCCCCGGCTCAGTACGCCGGCGGGCGGGAGACGCCGCTGAAAAAATGGACGGACGTGACGACAAAACTGAAGGACCTGGACACATCCAGGCTCCATTACGTCAAGGTACCCGGCAATCATATTGTCATCGACTTTGATATTCCGGACGAAAACGGAGAAAAAAGTCTGGAAAAGAATCTGAGGGAGGCGAGCAAATGGCCGCCGACGTATGCCGAGCTGAGCAAAAGCGGAAAAGGGGTCCATCTGCATTATATTTATTCCGGCGATCCCGAAAAGCTGGCGCGGGTCTATGCCGACCATATCGAGGTGAAGGTGTTCACCGGCAACAGCTCCCTGCGCCGCAAGCGGACGCTCTGCAACGCGCTGCCCATCGCGGCGATAAGCTCGGGCCTGCCCCTGAAAGGAGACAAACCGGTGATCAGCTTCGAAGCGGTCAAAAACGAGAAGATGCTTCGCAGAAAGATCGAAAAGGCGCTGCGCAGGGAGGTGTGGCCGAACACAAAGCCAAGCGTCGATTATATTTACAAGGTGACGGAGGACGCCTACCAGGGGGGCGTTCACTACGATATCTCCGATATGCACAACGTTGTCCTTGCCTTTGCCGCGCAGAGCACGAATCAGAAGGACTACTGCGTGCGGCTGGTCAGCAAAATGCATTTCCGATCGGACGAGCCGTCCGGCTGGGTGGACAACCGCTCCGCGCCCATCGCGTTTTTTGACGTGGAGGTGTTTCAAAATCTGTTCGTCGTGGTGTGGAAGCTTCAGGGGGAGGAAAACGAGTGCGTCAAGCTGATAAACCCGACGAGCGCGGAGATCCAGAAGCTGCTTTCTTACCGCCTGATCGGCTTTAATAACCGGCGCTACGACAACCACATCCTCTATGGCCGCCTGATCGGCTATGACAACGCGGCGCTGTACGAGCTTTCCCAGCGCCTGATAAACAAAAAAAGCAAGTCCGCGTTTTTCGGCGAGGCCTACAACCTGTCCTACACGGATATTTACGATTTCAGCGCCGTGAAAAAGAGCCTGAAGAAATTTGAGATCGAGCTGGGCATCCACCATCAGGAGCTTGGTCTGCCATGGGACAAGCCGGTGCCGGAGGAGCTGTGGCCGAAGGTCGCCGCCTACTGCGTCAACGACGTTGTCGCGACGGAGGCGGTGTTCAACGCGCGCCGGGGCGATTTCCGCGCCCGGGAGATCCTGGCCGAGATCGCCGGCATGAGCGTCAACGACACGACCAACACGCTCACGACGCGCATCATATTCGGCGGAAACCGAAACCCGCAGAGCGTGTTCAACTACCGCGATCTGTCCAGGCCGGTGCGGCCGTCGGAGGATGTTTTCCGCCGCTACGGCGACCCGGCGGAGCGCACATACCGCGTCTTTGACGCCGGGGGGATCCCGGTATATCGCGACTATGTCCCCGGCGAGGAGCTTCCGCAGGGCTACAGCATCCTGCCGTTCTTTCCCGGCTACCGCTACGAGTATGGAAAGTCCACCTATCTCGGGCAGGAGATCGGAGAGGGCGGAAGGGTCTATGCCGAGCCGGGGATGTACGTCAACGTATGGGACGAGGACGTTTCCAGCCAGCACCCGCATTCGGCCTGGGAGGAGCGCGTTTTCGGCCCGGAATATACCCGGCGGTTCAAAGATCTCATTGATATCCGCATTCTGATAAAGCATAAGCAATTCGACAAGGCGCGCGCTCTTCTCAACGGCGCTCTGGCCAAATATCTGGACGACGAGACCATGGCAAAGGAGCTGGCTCAGGCGCTCAAGATCGCCATCAACAGCGTGTATGGGCTGACGAGCGCCAAGTTTGCCAACGCCTTCCGCGATCCGAGAAATGTGGACAACATCGTCGCCAAGCGCGGGGCGCTTTTCATGACAAAGCTCAAAGAGGAGGTGCAGAAGCGCGGGCATACGGTGTGCCACATCAAAACCGACTCCATCAAGGTGCCCAAAGTGACCCTCGCCTACGCCGATGAGGATATTGTCCAGTTCATCATCGACTTCGGTCATGAGTACGGCTACAGCTTCGAGACGGAGGCCATATTCGATAAGTTCTGTCTTGTGAACGACTCCGTTTACGTGGCCAAAGAGCGCGGCGGGGGCTGGACGGCGACAGGCGCGCAGTTTCAGGTGCCGTATGTATTCAAGACGCTGTTCACGCACGAGGACATCGGCTTTGACGACCTGTGCGAGACCAAATCCGTCACGTCGGCGCTGTATCTGGACATGAACGAGGCCCTGCCGGAGGGGGCGCACGACTATCGCTTCGTCGGACGGGTCGGCCGCTTCTGCCCCATGAAGCCCGGGAGCGGGGGCGGTCTGCTGCTGCGCGATGCCGGAGACGGAAAATACGCTTCGGCCACCGGTGCCAAGGGCTATCGCTGGATGGAGGCGGAGCAGGTAAAGGAGCTTGGGCTGGAGGGATGCATAGACCGTTCGTACTACGACCGGCAGGTGGACGCCGCCGTTGCGAGTATTTCCGAATACGGCGACTTTGAGTGGTTCGTTTCCGACGATACGGAGCCGCCTGCCGCCTTTCCGCCGGAGGAGGAGCTTCCCTGGTACAGCGATGAAGAACTGAAAAATCAAATCAAAAAGGAGAAGATCGCATGAAAAAACTGTTTATTTCCCAGCCGATGAACGGCAGGACCGACGCGGAGATCCGCGAGACGCGCGAGAAGATCATTCAGGAGGTAAAAGCGATATTCCGGGAGGACGTCGAGGTCCTGGACAGCCATTTCGAGGGCCTGTCTCCCGATGCGAAGCCGCTTTGGTGTCTCGGCGAGTCGCTGAAGCTTCTGGCGGAAGCCGACGCGGCCTATTTTGCGAAGGGCTGGGAGAAAGCAAGGGGCTGCCGCGTGGAGCATCGGTGCGCCAGGCTGTACGGCACGCCGCTTATCATCGAAGGAGGTAACTGAGTATGAACGACTATGCAAGCCGCCTGATCCGCGTGGACGACACGGGATTTATATTTCAGACGAATTTCTCCGGGGACCCGCGCCGCGATAACTACGGCAGCGACGCCCGCCGGGGGAACATCCTCCTTCCCGATCCTGTCCTGGCCCGCCAGCTCATCGACGCCGGCTTCAACGTGAAGATGACAAAGCCGCGGGAGGACGAGGAGGAGGACTTCACGCCCTCGTATTTCATCTCCATCAAGATGAATTTTGAATCGGCCTATCCTCCGAAGATCTATCTGGTCTCCGGCGACAGCGAGCCGGTGGCTCTCGGCGAAGGAGAAATGACAGAGCTTGACCGGCTCAACGACGAGCGCAGCATCAAAAACGTCTGCGCCGTGCTCAATCCCTATGAAAACCCCAAAACGGGCAACAAGAGCCTGTATGTCAAGACCATGTACGTCGAGCAGGATCTGGAGGACGATCCTTATTACGAGCGTTACTGGCGCCGCGGCTGAAACGCGGGCGGGAAGAGGGCCTGAAAAGACTCTCTTCCCTTTTTTGAAAGGGAGGCGAAAGCATGGGCTGGCTCGGCCTGTACGACCATCAGCGCGAGGCGATCGACCGGATGGCAAACGGCTGCATTCTCTGCGGCGGCGTGGGCAGCGGGAAATCCCGGACGGCGCTGGCGTATTATTACCGGCTCAGCGGCGGGGACCCTGACGCGGACGAATATGTCCCGATGGACGATCCGCCGCTCGATCTGTACATCATCACGACGGCCCGCAAGCGCGATACACTGGAATGGGAGGGCGAGCTCATCCCCTTTTTGCTCTCGACGCACCCGGACATCAATATATACCGGCACAGCATCGCCATCGACTCGTGGAACAACATCGAAAAATACCGGGATGTGAAGGACGCCTTTTTTATTTTTGACGAGCAGCGGGTCGTGGGCCGGGGCGCGTGGGTCAAAAGCTTCCTGCGCATCGCCAGAGCCAACCGGTGGATCCTTCTGTCCGCGACGCCGGGAGATACCTGGTCGGATTATATTCCGGTGTTCGTGGCCAACGGCTTTTATCGGAACCGCTCGGACTTCAACGACCAGCACATTGTCTGGAACCCGCACGCGAACTGGCCGAAGGTCGACCGCTATCTCAACATGGGCCGGCTCATCCGCCTGCGCAGCCGCGTTCTGGTCGACATGGATTTCATGCGCAGGACCGTTCCGCATCACGAGGACGTGCTTGTGAGCTACGATGCTTCCGCCTACCGGAACATCCTGCGGACGCGCTGGAACCCCTGGAACGATCTGCCGATCGAAAACGCGGCCGAGTTCTGGCGCTGTCTGCGGCGGGTCGTGAATTCGGACGAAAGCCGTCAGACGGCCCTGCTGGAGATCCTGGAGAAGCATCCGAAGGCCATTATATTTTACAATTTCGACTATGAGCTGGATATCCTCCGCGGGCTGTATTACGGCGAGGGCGCGGAGATCGCCGAATGGAACGGACACAAGCACCAGCCCATACCGGACGGCGGCCGATGGGTCTATCTCGTCCAGTATACCGCCGGAGCCGAGGGCTGGAACTGCATCACGACCGACACCGTGATATTTTACTCGCAGACCTATTCCTACAAAGTCCTGGCGCAGGCCTGCGGCCGGATCGACCGGCTCAACACGCCTTACACGGATCTGTATTACTATCATCTCAAGTCAAAAAGCAGCATTGATATTCAAATCGCGAGGGCGCTGAAGGAGAAAAAGGATTTCAACGAGCGCCGCGCGTACGACAAACTTATGAAAGCAGTCTGAAAGGAGACAGCCTATATGGAATACGACTACAAGGAAGTTTATTACGACCAATATTGCAGCCGGTGCCTGCACCGGGAGCTTGAAGAGGACGACGAGCCCTGCCGGGACTGTCTGGATGAGCCCGTCAACGTATATTCGCATAAGCCGGTTTATTGGGAGGAGAATAAATGAACGAAAAAGTAAAAGAGGTCGCGGCCGCCGTCGGGTCCATGGCGGAGATGACCGCGCTTTTCTATCAGACGCTCGCAAAAAACGGAACGCCCAGGGGCATATCCGGGAGCCTCACCGCCGTCTTTCTGCGGGAGATCATCGGCGTGAGCTTTGAAAAGGAGCGGGATTGATGGAATATTACGTGGAGGGCGGACGGGCGCAGGCAAAGATATTTTTCGCGCTCAACCGGTCTGTGAAGAATCGCGCGGACGATAAGCTCAACGCCTGGCTCGCCGACAATCCGGGCGTGAAGATCGTGGATTTTCAGTATCAGGCGGGCGAGGAGTGGCACAGCATCGCGATCCTTTACAAGACAAAGCGCCCCGACGGGTTTGACGAGCCGGGCAAATGATGGTATGATCTGACCGAAATATGAGATACTGACGTCGTAAACCGCCCCGTTCCAAAAGGGTAAAGGGCCGCAGCCACGGCCTTTTACTTTTCGAGGCATACAAAAGGAGGCCCGGTATAGCGGAGGAACAGAAATTCATACACGTGCAAAGCCGGATGGCCTGCCCTGTGCGTCAGAAGGACGGGTCGTGGAAGGTCGTCGTCAAGCATTTTGAAGAGGACATTCCCGATCTCGGACGGGAGACGCTGATGTGCAACAAATGCGGCTTTTCGGCCTATCCGAAGTGTAAGTCGATCTGCCGCGGGTGGATACCCCGCAAGAAGAAGGAGCAAAGGGATAAGCCGTAAAGAGCGGCCTGCTTTTGACAACGGCAAAGGAGCGCAACTATGGCGGAGGAACAGAAGTATATACACATAAAGGGGCATAGGGCACGCCCGGTGCGTCAGAAGGACGGATCGTGGAAGGTTATTTCCGAGCCGTATGAGGAGGACATTCCCGATCTCGGACGGGAGACGCTGATGTGTAACAAATGCGGCTTTTCGGCCTATCCAAAATGCAAGTCGATCTGCCGCGGGTGGATACCTCGTAAGAAGAAGGAGCAAAGGGATAAGCCGTAAAAAGCGGTTTTATATTTTAAGAGTCGGGAGATGAGCTCCCGGCTCTTTTGTTTTTGAAGGGAGGAAGCTGTGTCTGAAAAATACGACGAGTATCTGAAAAGGCATCGGGAGGCCGTTCGTCAGGCGTACCAGTGGATCGAAGAAAACATTCCCGGCCTCCGGGACTCGAAGACGGCCCGCGCGGTCGAAACACACGACGCGAGCAAGAACGAGCCGGACGAATACGAGGCATACGACGCCTATTTTTACGGCAGGAAGACGCGCGAAACCGTCGAGCGCTTCAACGAGGCCTGGCTCACGCATATCCACAGAAACCCGCACCATTGGCAGCACTGGGTCCTGATAAACGACGACCCGGAGGAAGGAACCGTCGTTCTTGAAATGCCGTACCCGGACATACTGGAAATGATATGCGACTGGTGGGCGTTCAGCTGGGTCAAGGGCGATCGGAAGGAAATATTTCAGTGGTATGACGCGCGCTCGCAGTATATCCGGCTTGCGCCAAAAACGAGAATAATCGTGGAAGATATTCTGGGGGAGCTTCGCCGGAAGCTGGAGGACGATGTTCTTGTACATCATGGTATCAAAGGGCAGAAGTGGGGCGTCAGAAACGGCCCGCCATACCCGCTTGATAGATCCAAAAAATCTGATACAATCGTAGAAGATGCTATTAAATCCGGGGAGGTTTCAAAGACCATCAATCGAGAAAAGCAGCTTCGGCATACTAAGAGTAACCATGCTCCGGGTCGAAGCTACCTCGATGGCGATTTGGACTATGCTCAGGAACTGGTCGATAGATATTCGGGGAAGGGCGAGGCAAAGACGAATCGGGGTGGCAGCTGGAACCATCGAGAACGCATCACGGCAAGCCATGATATAGGCGTTTACGTCGATGAAGACGGAAACGAAACGAGATCAAACACAGCTATGATTATATATTCCAAAACCGGAACACACATTTATCCAGCCAGAAGAAAGGAGTCTAAGTAAGATGAAGATTAGTCAGAGTCTTGAAGGAAAGCGAGTAAAAATTACTTGTACAGATGGCGAAGTCTTTGAGGGAACTGTGACCGATTATATTTACCCTGAAGACAATGAACCTGAAGGAATTGCAGCCATCGACATCGATGATTGCCCACAGAGACCTGGTCGAGAGGTTGGCTTTAATGAAACCGAAATTGCTTCTGTCGAGGTTCTTAAAGATGTTCATGGCGGTGAGGCAAGCTAAAACAACTAAATAACCACGAATGCCCTGGATTGTGTGATGCAGTTCAGGGCATTTCTTATTTCTGAAAGGAGAATGAAATGAAGAATACAGCACGCAAAAAGGGCGCGGGTTCAACAATGGCGATAACCGGACAGGGGGTAAAGCTTCGGGAGGTCGAGGCTTTTCAGGAGGAAACGAACTATGGGCGCTTTTGGAGGCTGCGGCTTGTTTATGAATACAAGGACGATGTGGGAGATCATGTCGTCGTCTTTCCGAGCGTTCAGCTGCCTTTTCCCTCGTGCTCTGTTCCGGCTATAAGCTACGATATTTCCGCAGACGGAGACACGAGCGCCACGATCGAGCCGATGGCCGCTGTCCGGCTGTTTAACGGATGCCCCAGGGAAGCAGAAGAGAGGGGGATCACCGAAATGTCGGCATGCTTTGATATCCTGACCAGATACAATGTCCGCCAGATGACCGTGGAGGACGTTGAAAAAGAGCTCGGGTATAGGATCGAGATCGTGAGCGGGAAGGAGAACGGATCGTGCTGAAAATCGAAAACGTGGAGGTCGTGGGCTGGGAACACGCCGTCCGGGGTATGCGCAATCCGAAGAACTCGTGGGAGAAGAGCGACAGCGGGCGTTGCCTCACACACGGACCCGCTCATTGCCGGGACTGCGCCTATGTCGATTTTGGCTGCAATGCGTCCGATGCTGATTTAGATATTCGTTACATCATCGGCCCCAACGACCTTGACCTCATGACCCGGCTCCGCAATGCCGGTACCGATCACCGGAAGTTCATGCGGATGATCGCGGTTTATCTGGATATCACGGCGCCGCTGTACTGGCTTAAGGAGTTCGACACGTATAAAATCGGCACCGTTGCAAATTCTTGCTCGACCATGCACAAGATCGCAGCGAAGGAATTCACGCTGGAGGACTTCAGCCATGAGCATCTATTTGACTTGACTTGCGATTCCAAAGACACAACGGATGTGAATGGAGTATGTTGCACCTCTATCGGAATCTTGAGCCATGTGATTACTGCATTAAATACATTTAGGAGATTGTATCTCGAAACGGAAGACAAAGTTTACTGGTGGCAGATGATCCAGCTTTTGCCGAGCAGCTACAACCAGCGCCGGACGGTCATGCTCAACTATGAGGTGCTGGCCGACATCTACAAATCGCGCCGGAACCACAAGCTTGACGAGTGGCACACGTTCTGCGACTGGATCGAGTCGCTGCCCTATTCTGAGCTGATTACGGGAAAGGGCAGTATTGCATAACCCGTCCGGTCATGCTATCATGAACGCGAAGAAACCTATTTCTGTTATGGAAGGAGGTTGTAGAACCGTGGGAAAATGCGACGAATCGTGCCTTCTGAACGGAGGTGATTGCGTGGGAATGACCGATAATCAGTACAAGGGTATGCTGCTGGACCAATTACAGAACTGGCGGAAAATTCTTGACATGGCTATCGCTGCCGGCAACACGGATATTCAGAAAGAGGTTGAGATACAAATCGCCGTAATCAACGAAAAACTGAAATTCTGATCTCTATCCAAAAGGAAGGGTCTGCAAATCGCAGGCTCTTCTTTTTTATTTTTGAAAGGAGAAAACAAATGACGATAGGCGGCTGGATACTGTTCGGACTTATAACATTTAGTATTGTTATTGTCGTGGTATGGCTGTACGTAAACATAGTAGACTCATCGCTTGGTCTGATCGGGGTCATTCTTGCGGGACTCGCGCTCATTGCCGGAGCGTTTTTCGGGATGCGCTGGTATTTCAGCTCGACGGCGTCGGGGCAAAGGGCACTGACAGACCAGAAAAGCGAGCTGGCCAACGGTCTGGAGCGGACGGTCACGGTCTACACGGCGGATGGGAAGGTCATGGCCCGGTACGAAGGGCGCATCGACATTGAAGGAAACGACGGCGGCTATGTGATATTTGAGTACGAGGGAAAACGCTATACATACTACAACTGCTTTGTCGAAAGCATTGCCGAGACCGGCCCGTAAGCGGGCGGAGGATATCAGCAATGCTTTTTATTTTTTTTGAAGGGGGTACGTGTATGGCAAACACGGAGAATAAAAGGCTCTACAAAATGGAGAATCAATGCAAACTCTGTCTGCATAAAGACGTCTGCGAACACAGGCATTTCTACGAGAACCTTTGCAGAAATGTTGACATCCTTGTGAGTGAAGACGAGAAACGAAGAGGTCTTCCCGAAATCGTTTCTAAAATTTCTATCGAGTGCAAGCACTATGCATTCTGGACAGAACGCTGGCAGGGGGAAAAGCGATGAGATTTATGGTAGATGAGCTTCCGTACTATGAGGAGGACTGTGTAGTCGCGCCCTGGTGCCCCTACGTCAACGATCCCGTCGCCTGCCCCCGAAAGTGGAGCAAATACATGGTGATCTCAAATACAAACCCGCATGAGTGCTATCTTCTTACAGAACAGAAAGGAGAAAATAAATGACCCACGAGACACTGGAAAAGCTTTTGAACGAGCTGGACGCGGAAAGCACGCGGACACTGATCGAGAAGAACCGGAAATACAGCGACCCGGCCGACGCGCTGCACAATTTCGCGGCCGGGGGCGAGATCATCGGCGGAACGGCGGGCCAGGCCTGCTGGGGGTATCTGGCGAAGCATCTCACGGCGCTGCGGGACAAGGTGGAGCGCAACGACTTTAACGACATCGACGATGTGAAGGAAAAGTGTCAGGACTCGATCAACTACATCCGCTTTCTCTGGTGCATCGCAAACGAGGAGCGTGCGAACGACATCGCGATGAAAACTGAGGGGCCGGTATGAGCGGGGAAACGGGAAAATGCGAGCATTGCGGCCGCGAATTTGAAAAGCAATGCGTCCACCACCGCTTCTGCTCCGATATCTGCCGGAGAAGCTCGTATAAAAAGAAGGTGTACAAAAGCACGGCGCCGAAGCCGGCCCGAAGAGCGCTGCCGCCGGTCATGACCATTGATGAGATGGTCGTCCGCGCAAGGGAGGAGCATTGCACCTACGGCAAGCTTCAGCAGAAGCTGCGTTACGAGATGGAGACGGGCCGGAAGCATACGGGGCGCAGCTGGTGATGCAGCACGCACACGCCCGCTTTATCCTTTATATTTGTAGTCCGGAGGCGTAAGCCTCTAATTTTTTTTGAAAGGGAGAAAAACCATGAACGAAACCACAAAGAAATTCCTCAGCGATCACAAAGAGGGCGCGAAGAACGTGGCCGTCGTGTTCGGCTATCAGGCGCTGGCCGTCGGCATGTGCTTCGTGGGAAGCTGCATCTGGAACGCCATTTCCTCCGCCATCAGCGCGAAGAAATAAGCGCCGGAGCAGCAAAAAAGAGGTCTTGAAAAATTCAAGGCCTCTTCTTTTTCGCTGTTTGCTCAGGGATTGCGGAATTCTTCCTCGGAGTCATAGATCGAGTCGGAGGAAATGCTGTTTTTATGCCCGCATTCGGTGCACTTCCAGACATAGTGGCGGTCATCAAAGCCGGGCTGCTCGTTGAGATAGGCGTTGCAGCGGTCGCAGTACCAGTCAACGTCGGGAAAACGTTCGGCCATGCTCGGAGTCCTCCTTTAAGATGAAGCTTTTTTTGGGACGCTCGCTGTATTGAATATACGGCCGGGTCGCGGATTTTTCAAGACATATTATGGAGATAAACTTAATTTTCAGGAGGTAAAAGTTATGAAAGAGTTTCTGAAGGGTATTAAGGAAAGGCTGGTCGACATTTATTGTCGTAACGACAGAATATGGGAGATATGTCAAGCGATTCGTGAAGACTATGGAACGGATGAAGTCCTTAAGTATTGCCGATGGCGGGGCTCACATAAGCGCATGAGTTATACATTATATCGTGCGTTTTGTAGCTGCTATTTTGACAATTTTCTTGGACCTCCGGACCTCGGGCGTATAGGAATTGCGGAAGGGTTTGTCATGTTTTCCATATACCGGGCAATCAAGTATGGCGACTCGCTCTTTGTTACCTTAGGGAGACTGGCGGATGACGGAATGGCTGAAATGTTAGCTGGAATGTTATGATATTTCCGAAGAAAAGCGTCAAGCACAGGCGCTTTTCTTTTTTTTTCGCGGAAATTACTAACTGTTTTATGGAAGAAATCACAAAATTTTAGGAGGTAAAAGTTATGAAAGAGTTTTGGAAAGAGGCCGGGGCCCTCTACACACTTGGTCTTCGTGGGGAGCAGGCGATAAGCAACAGGATTTACAACGTGTATGGAAAGAAAGAATTAAGTAAGTTCACCCGATGGTTTGTGTTACATAGTGGAATGGCAACCCTATTAGTTTGGGCGTCAGTATCTAACATGTACGGCTATTCAGGGGACTACCAACAGGCGGGAGCAGATATGTTGTTTACCATGTTCTGCATATACCGGGCGATCAAGTATGGGGACACGACTCACGATGTCTTTGAGAAACTGGGATTTTGCCAAGAAGAGTGATATTTCCGGAAGAAAAGTGTCAAAGACAGGCACTTTTCTTTTTTCGCGGAAATTACGAACTGTATTATGGAAGAGATCACAAAATTTTCAGGAGGTATTTTTATCATGGAAAAGATCAAGGCATTCTGGAAGAAGAACAAAAAGAAGATCCTCATCGGCGGAGGCATCGCGGGAACGATCCTGATGGTGGCCCTGGGCGTAAAGCGCTCGCAGGACTACGTGGGGGACGGGACGGTTTACGAGGCGGAAACGCTGGAGGAGCTTCCGGTTTTTCAGACGGAGGCAGCGGAAGAAATGGCGGAAGTACCGGCAGCGGAGGAGTGATATTTCCGGAGAAAAGAGCTTGGGTTTCAGGCTCTTTTCTTTTTCGAAATTTTGGCCGTTTCGGCGCGGAAAAAACGGGCGGCGCCCACTTTTTTCGGGCGAAGGGATGCTTCCGGCGGACAGAAAGCGGCCGCGCGGCCAGAAAAAGTGGGC